GGGTATTGCGTTAAAGAAGTGCTAATGCCGTATTTATCACGATTTTTAAACATGAATTATTTGAATATGTCGCTAAAGTGTCGTTTTGATGTCGCTTTTAGCGTCTTTTTTTATGCCAAAATGTAATTGTAAGGAGGAAGCGCTTATGTTTTCAGACGAAGTTTTAGAGAAGATTTTTGCAAGAAAAGAATTACAAAGCTTACCTCTGCAAGTTCAGTCAAGCATAATCCATGCGATTGAAAATGTTTTAGAGGAGGACAGCAAAAATGCAGATAAACAATCCGTATCAGCAACCGGCAATGAATTATAATCCAGGATATGCCGCATATCAGTACAATCCTATGGCAAATATGCAGAGATACCAACAGCCGGATACGCAAATTCAACAGCAGATTCCACAATTTCAGCAACAACAGCAGGTAATCGGCATAAACGGCAAGATTGTAGCAGCAGTTGAAAATATTACCGCAAATGATGTGCCTATGGACGGTTCAGTTGCCTTTTTCCCAAAGCAGGATTTGACGGAAATCTACGTAAAAGGTTGGAACGCAGACGGAACAATCAGAACGATTGTGTATAAGCCTTATACAGAGCCTTCAAACAATACAGCGGCGAATTCTATGGGCGGCACAGAAAAATCAAAATTTGACCTATCAGAGGAAAGCACAGAGGTATTAATGAACAGGTTTGATAGTTTGGAAAATAGATTAAGTGAAATCGAGCAGTTTATGACGACTAAAACATCGGCAAAAAGCACGGCTAAATCAAAAAATAGCCCAAAGCAGGACGGTGGGGGTGAAGATGAATGAATCCAGTTGAGCTTATTCGATTAATAAAAAGTGGCAATCCGCAACAGGTCCTTTCGCAAATGATGAATAGCAATCCTCAAATATCAAACAATCCTATGGCTAAAAATGCCATTCAGATGTACCAAAACGGAGACACGCAGGGGTTGAAGATGTTGGCAGAAAATCTTTGTCGTGAACAGGGAATTACAACCGATGAAGCAAAACAGCGAGTTTTAAGTATTTTTAATCGTTAGTACATTTTGGGTTGTGCGCACATAATAACCGGTTATCCCATTTGTAAATATATTTCAATGGAGGTAAACAAAATGTTTAACACAGGTGCAATGCCTAGTCTTGCTGATATTGCGGCAGTAACGGGCAATAAAAATGACGGTGGCTGGGGCGACGGCAACGGCTGGTGGGTTCTTATTATTCTTTTTGCTATTTTTGGCGGCTGGGGCAACGGCGGCTGGGGTGGTAATGGTGCAAATGGCGGTGCAATGCCTTATGCTACGAGCGCATTAACGCAGGCAGATTTACAGAGAGGATTTGATACACAGTCAATCGTGTCAAAGCTTGATGGAATCTCAAACGGACTGTGTGATGGCTTCTATGCTGTCAATAATGGTATGCTCACAGGCTTTAATGGCATTAATACCAATATCTTACAGACCGGATTTGGTATCCAGCAGGCTATCAATGCCGACACTGTAGCAAATATGCAGAATACAAATGCATTACAATCACAGCTTGCTAATTGTTGCTGTGAAACGAGAGAAGCCATTCAGGGCGTAAATTACAACATGGCACAAAATACTTGTGCATTACAGAATACAATGAATAGTAATACACGAGATATTATCGACAGCCAAAATGCAGGAACAAGAGCCATTCTTGATTATCTCTGCAATGAGAAAATTTCCAATTTACAGGCAGAAAATAATGATTTACGCAGAGCCGCTTCACAGGATAGACAAAGTGCATTACTCACTACAGCAATGGCTTCACAGACACAGCAGATTATTAATGCAGTTAATCCTGCGCCGATTCCGGCATATCAGGTGCCTAACCCTAATGTATATTACGGTTGTGGTTGCAATAGCGGTTGCGGCTGCTAATTTACTAAATAATCAAGTATCTTAATCAAATTGAGTTTTTTCGAGTTTCACTCGGAATAAAACTCAAAAGGTTATGTCTGCTAATGCAGTATTACAATGTTCCCGACACCAATGTCGGGAAGACAGGGCAGACTTCAAGAAAGTTTGCCCTTTATTTTGTGAAAGAGAGGTATTATTTTATGGCAGAATTTACAGGAATTGCACTTCAAACTGTTGCGCAGGGAGAAGATGTTGCATTTACAGAAACACCGGTTGCTGGTTCAAATTGCATTACGCACAGACAGGGAAGCGGTATTGTTAAATTGAGAGGACTTACAAACCAGTGCCGGGCAAGATTTTTAGTATCTTATTCCGGGAATATTCAAATCCCGACAGGCGGAACGGTTGAAGCTATTTCTCTTGCTATTGCGATTGACGGTGAGCCGCTGCAGTCAACTCGTATGATTGTTACACCGGCGGCAGTAGAGAACTTCTTTAATGTTTCGGCACAGGCATATGTAGACGTTCCACGCGGTTGCTGCGTTACGGCAGCGGTACAAAATACATCTGCACAGGCAATCGAAGTTCAGAACAGCAATTTAATTGCAGTTCGGGAAGCATAAGGGGGCGGTTTTATGGATATTATGAGAATGCACGACATGATTGAAAAACTGTCTGAATGTGCCAAATGTGAAATTGACAAAGGAATTGAAAATATAGACCCGTGTGAAATGGGACAAGTTACAGATATGATGAAAGACCTTGCAGAAGCAATGTATTATCGTACATTGATGAAATCAATGGAAGAATCGAGTGCAGATGAAACAATGGAAATGTTTGAGCGGCTTGGTGACGGCAGAAGATTTTATGATAACTACCGCTATTCAAACGGCAGATTTGCACCGAAAGGCAGAGGAACGCGCCGGGGATACGATGAACCTCCGTATTTCCACATGACACCGGAAATGTACCGCGGAATGGAACATGACAGGGATATTGACCGCAATTATGGGAGAATGTATTACACAGAACCGGCGACAAGCGGCATGAATATGACCGAAAGCGGCTATGATAAAGCGAAGCGGCATTATACAGAAACCAAAGAAATGCACAAAGCGAATACCGCAGAGGACAAAGAACATAAGATGAAATCGCTTGAAAACTACATGAAAGAGTTGTCCGGCGATATTACAGAACTGCTTACAGACATGACGGCAGAAGAACGTACAATGCTGAAAAGCAAGCTTTCAACGCTTGTAAGTAAAATGTAATGGCAATGGCTGGGAGTGCAAAAACTTCCAGCCAGTTTTTAAGGTGATTGCGATGTTTAAAATCAATAATGTAGATTGGAATATAGTATTTACAGACAATTTAAAAAAATTAATGCGTTCTGACGGCTCTATAAGCCTTGCTGTGACCGATTGGAACGACAAGACTATATATGTATCCAACAAGCCAAAAGGGGCTTATTTGCGCAAAATAATAGCACACGAACTATGCCATTGTTTTTGCTTTTCTTATGGTGTGAATATGCCGATTGAACAGGAAGAATTTATGGCAGACTGGATAAGCAAATATGGCACAGATTTGATTTATCTGCTTGATTATTTAATGGCAGGGATACAGAGGGGAGCGGCAGTGTAATGGATAAAATAGATAAGCTTCTTGAATATGTGCGCCGGACAAATCCCGAAATGACAAAAGAACGATTGATTTATGAATTGGGAGAGTGCCAGTATACAGCAAAATCATTAATTTTTACGGCAGAAAGTGTGAATTTGCAAAAAGAAAAAGATTTAAAAAGTTGATTTAAAGCTATCTACATGGTATAGTATTAGAAAACGCAATAAAGGGGTAGCGAAGTATGAAAACTTGTCCAAATTGTGGAGAACTGATAGGCGATAGCGTTGACCGTTGTTTTAACTGCAATTACAGCTTTAAGTACAAGAGCGTAATTAAGAAAGAAGCATTGCAGGAGTGCAGAAAGCAGGCAGAAAAAGAAATCGAAGAACTTAACCGGAAAAGGGAAGAAGAAAATGAGCGAAAAGAAGCTGTTATTAATGCTATTAAATCCGGCAGAATAACAAAAAACGATGTCATGAAAACGACCGGATTTGATTTTGTGGGATATAAAATTGTCAGATATTGCGGAATCGTAACCGATACTGCGTTATACAGTTTAGGCATGATGACGGATTTAAAAAATGCAATGAATTTCAAAGCGATGGTCGCAGGAAAAGAATATAGTGCATTTTCAGAAAAAGTGCAAACTTTTATAGATGAATTAATGAGCGACATGGCATTAGAAGCCTTGTACAAGGGCGCAAACGGTTTAGTTGGAATATCATATAGCTGTGCACCGTATTGGAATACCGGCGACATTTCATTAATGATTACAATGAGTGGAACGGCTGTCTGCATTGAAAAGGAGTAGAAACTTATGGCATTTACAAATAAACGCGGAGAAAATATTAGTTTTGAGTGTTCGGAGCTGATAGATGAGTTAAAATCGGATATTGAGGAGTTCGGCGGCGACAAAATTGTAGCCGCGCGGTGCAGGGATACGCACGGTGTAACGTTGTATGTTAATTATGATTTTATTGAACCGGAAGACCCGATAAAGAAATCGGAATTACAGGAAGACGAATACATACAGACCATGACGATGACAGCGTTGCTTATGCTGTTGGAACAACAAGACAAATTATTTTAAAAGCTATAGGGAGTGTTGCGGCACTTCCTATTTTTAGATTCTATGAGAAAGGGAAAACAATGCCGAGGAAAGCAGACACTACTATTATTGATAAAGTATATAACAATTTGAAAGTTGACAAATTGACGGACCAGTACAATTCATATCATAGAAGACTTTATGAATGTACTTGTTTGCTGTGCGGGAAGAAAAGACTTGCTACTAAACAGAATCTTCAAAGAAACGAAGTAAAGGATTGCGGAAATCATCGGGATTATAAGGATATTAAAAATAAACGTTTTGGCAAATTAGTCGCAGTATACGTTACCGACCAAAAAAGCCATACAAAAAGCAGATGTAAAATATGGCATTGTAAATGCGATTGCGGCAATGAATGTGATGTACATTATGATGATTTAAAAAACGGAAAAGTAAAAAGCTGTGGCTGTTTAAAAAACGAAAACATTCAAAAATTATACGCTTATGGTACTGCACCGTGCAAATTGAACGGAAATAAAATAAGAAAAACAAATACATCAGGGACAACAGGTGTTTGGTTTGATAAGTCAAGGAATAGGTGGTGCGCAGAAATAATGTTTAAAAAGACAAAATATTTTTTAGGACGCTACAAAAGCAAAGAAGAAGCTATAAATATTCGGAAAATTGCAGAAGATAAAATTTTTTGCGAATTTTTAGAATGGTATGAAAAAACTAAAAAAAGTGATTGACTTTTTGCGAGGCATTGATATATTTATTCTATATAGTAAAAAGAGAGGAAGTGAAAGAAAAATGCCGGCGGGACACTTGAAAAATGAACATGATAAAGAGAATAAGGAACAGGACTTTGAAACAACATTTTTGCATGGGCATGACGGTTCGCAATGTATATATTATACAAATGAAAAATGCTTATATTATAATGACTGTGAATCACCGTGCCACCATTGTCATCACTACACGACAAAAATTAGAAATTGAAAAACTGCTTGTTGTTCGCAACGGGCAGTTTTTTTAAATTTTCGCTCAATTTTTTATTCGGAAAAATTTTTAACCCCCCGTCCCTTTAGATTTTCAGCCCGGTCAATCCATTTTCAAAAATCCTCGATTTTCGAGCAGATTTTAAGCAAATTTTGCCGGCAGAATCCGCGAAAAGTTTTACGATTTTAACGTGCTAAAGTATGAAATATAGGCTTGCTTCGGTGAACGGAAAGTTTATTTTTTTATGCCTGCAAGCTTGTAAAATGCCCGTAGTTGCCTTGTTGTTTTGCTATGGTATAGAACATAACCATATAAGGCATTTAAAGCCGTATAGAGCATATAAACAGCATAGAAGCATAACGGCAAAACACCTTTATTTTGGTGGTTGCTGTTCCTGCTTGCGCTTTGCCCGCGTAGCTTTTACGCGCTGTATAACAGTATCCCGATTTTGGACGTAGTATTCCCGGTTGTTTTCCGCTGAATTTTTGCGGCGTGCGATTTCTGCGCACTCTGAACAGCAGTATTTCCGGTACACAGACATAAAAGTTTTACCGCATACTGGACAGATTCGGCTTGTTTTTTGGTTGGATAACTGCAACCGCCTGCGTTCATTTCCGGCGGTGTTCTGCCGGCGCTTACGTTCAGCAGCACAGGCAGCAGAGCAAACCTCTACACCGTTGCGGCTCAAAAAGTTTTTGCCGCAAATGGTGCATTTTTTCATTTTTGGCATAGAATACCCCCTTTTATATTTTAAGATAACACAAAAAAAGCTATAAAAATAGCCTTGCATTTTTTTGGTATATATGCTATTATATTTTTGCAAACAAAAGTTTGTAAGGTGTGCGGCGCTTTGATAAACCGTAACATGTGATGTATTGAAATATGTTTTTATCTTAGAATAAACATAATTTCATAAACCTTAACATGTGATGTATTGAAATATGTTTTAGTATTAATTTAATGCTAATCTATTCAAACATCAAGCCGCACACAAAAGCCCCGGGAAAAATCCGGGGCTTTTTTATTCTTCTAGAAGATACTTGTATGCCCTGTAAATTTCTTGGGCTTTGCTAATTTCTTTTATATTCCCAAAAAAATTTCGGAATAAAACGGTGTCGGGTTTTACAAACACCGTTACAAGTTCGGCTTCCCGGTCGTATTTGGAATATTTTTTTCTATCGGCTTTTACCCTACGATAAAAGTCGATACATGCCCCCGTTGCTTGCTTTTGCACGTCTAGGCAATATAATTTATTTCCGAGTTTAATTGGTATATCTCTTGTTGTTCCATACGGCAAGTTGCCAATGGCGACATTGCCGCCATTATTTAAATTAATAAGTTCCATGCTCGTACCCCTTTTTTTAATATACATCTGTTATTTTAATATACATCTGTTATTTTGTATATAGTTTCATGGCATTTATTTCTGCTCGATACCACCTCTATAGTAATAGAAATATTTTTGTCATACACTTCCAACGTTTGCGCGCAGGAATATGGAACATTCCTAAAATCGCCGGTTTCTACGGCATAATCCGAATAATCCGGACTGTTTCCGTTTTTGTCCAAATATTCAGAATCGAAAGAACAGATTAAATTTTCGTAAAAATTTTCTTCTGTCTTCCATTCTCCAATTAAATTTCTTAAATTTTCGCGGAAGCGTTCTTCCGCCTGCTCTAATGTATACATAGCATACCCCTTTCCGGGCTTTTGCCCTTAAAATTTATTTTTTTTGTTAAAAGCAAACCGGGGAATCGAACCCCGGAAGCTCGGCACCGTCTGCCGCTTGCCTGTTTAATCAGCTAAAATTTGCCGTGCTGTATTAAATACATACAGCCTGTTGTGTGTATGTCGTTTAAAATCCCCGTTTTCTGCGATTACTCGCCCAATATTGGGATATTTAAGTGTCACAACTGTTAGATACTTGTCTAACAGTTCATCCGGGCATTTTAGGCACTCTATAGCATTTTCTATCGTGCTTTTATTACTATTGCAGTAAACACCATCAATGCGTATTTCTTTTTCGTTTTGCAGTTTGTCAAATTCTTTCAGCAGTTCCGCTTTTGTCATATAATCACCGCCCTATCTAAATACCATACAATATTTATTATGATTACTATTATCTGCTACAAATTCAAACACAATAACTTCATAACCGTATTTTTCCGTATATGCTTTTCTTTTTTCTGAATTATATTCTTCTGTAAGTCCTTCTAAAGTCTGAAAAAAATAATGTTCAAGTCCTGCATCTAACACTTTCGCTTCTTCTCGTGTATCATATCCGTTACGAATCTCGCTTGCTTCTTCTTTCGTAATATTAAAATAATCTGTAGTTTTATAAATTGTCATATAATCAACCTCCTTTTATTTTTTATAAAAATCATTGGACGGAATCGAACCGCCCGCGCGCCTGTTTGCTACGCTTTTTTAAACATTTCCCAAGGCCCTGCAATCATGCCACCTTGGCAAGCGGCATATATTACAACTTCGCCGCTTTTTGTTATTTTGTACTTTTTAAAAGTACATTTTATAGAATGTTTGCGGTCATTAAAGCCGTAAACAAGTTTGTCCCCTATTTTCATATTTCTGCCCCCTCTTTGCGGCAAATTTCAAACACATCTTCTTTTATGTGTTTATATTCTACGTTTTCCCAAAGCCCTACACCGTAGAAGTCCGCCATTAAATTGCCAAAATGGTTATATTTATATTGGATATTTAATTGCTTAAATACCCTTATAGCGGCTTCGTTTTTGCTCTCCAGATGTTGCCAGCGAAAGAACAAAGATGTCCCCGCCTTGTCTGCGGCTTCTTTGGTTTCGGCGGGCTTGATTTCGACGCGGTCAATTCCACCTTTTTCTATTTCTTTTAAAATATCGGCGACTTCCTTTAAAACGTCGCCTTCTTCCGGGGTTTCAAAAGTATAATTTTCATTGTATCTTGTCCCTTCGATTATTATATTGTATTTCATTTTTCCACCTTTCCGCCCTGCTGGGCTTGTGATTCTGTTTTTTGTTCTCTCGTCTTTCGACATTGTTATAATAACACATCTTCTTACTAATTGCAATAGATAATTGCATTATTATTTTAAAATAATTGCAATTTATAATTGCTTTATAAGCTCGAATCCGTTTGACATATTGCAATATATATTGTATTATAGTATTGCAATTTATAATTGCATAAATATATTAAAAAAGGAAGATAAAAAAATGAAAACAGATAAGGAAATAGCTGAAAAGGCAAGAGAGCGCGCAAAAAAGCAAAACGAAGCCGCAAAAAATAATTGGGATTGCATTAGTTGCAGGCTTCCCAAAGGCACAAAAGACCGTATACAGGCATTAGGCTATACCGTAAACGGCTTTTTAAATGCCATTGTATTGGCAGAGCTGGAAAAACTGGAAGCGGAAGCACCGCAGGCGACACAGCCAGCACAGCCGGAAGCCGTAAAAGAAGAACAGCCGGAGCAGGCACAGCCAAAAGCAGACGCGCCGGAAGATGTGGCAGAATTAAATAATTGGTTGCACCAAATCCAAGAGGAAAACGAGCAAAAGCACTTGGCAATATTCTAAAATTAGAATATAATAAAGACAGTTAAAGCGATAGTACTTAACAAAAAGTCAATATAATTCAATACGGAGGTAATGAAGGTAATGAACATGGGGAAAAGAATTGAAGACCCGGACAGCTGGGACGGACACGAAGTAGAAACACTACTTGCCTGCGACGGAACAAAGGAACTGGCAGCAGTTACGACTGTGAAAGCAGAGGGAAAGCCAGAAGCATTTTACAGAGTAAAGGAAGCAGGACAGAAAAACGCAACAGACTTTAAAAGCTGGCTTGAAGCGGTAGACTATTATAATTGCATTGAAGAAGAAAAGCGCCCAGAAGCACCAGACACCGGGATTGCAAAAGTAGAGATAACGGGAGAATAAAAACAAATAACAAGAAAATTATAATAAATGAAAACAATAATTTCCGAAGACAGCGTAATACTGCTGAACAACGTGCCGCGGGAAATGTATGAAAAAGAAAAAGACACATATAACACAGAAGAAATAAATAAAAAAACTGTTTGAAGTTTTTAGAGAATCTGAAATATTAAAAAACTGTGAAGATGTTTTCAATTTCCTTGATGTAATTTATGAAATTTCAAAATAGGAGAGCGGAAGCATTTTTATGATGAAGTGAATAGCGCTCTTAATTATATAAACTAATTTTAGCCGGGTACATAATGCCCGGCTGTTTTTATTTTTAACAATTAAATTATAATTATAATAATTAATCTGTAAGAAGTCAATAAAATATACAATTTATAGAAATTTAATAAAATTTATAAAAAATTCCGCTACTCGAGCGATACCCTATAGATACCCTATCCGCAGAAGAAAAAAGAGAAAAAAAGAACGAAAGAAAAACCAAAGAGAAAAGAAGCAAAAGAGAAAATAAAAAGAAAGATAGAATAAAAAGAGAAATAAAGAAGATATATTTTTAAATAAAATACACTGTATTTTTTATTTTTTAAGTAATTAGGGAATTAATTTAGTTTATATATATAATATAATACGCGCGGATTTATTTAAAATATATTCAAAAAAGCTATTGACAGTATAATTATTTTAGTGTATTCTGTAATCACAGGTTGCAGAAATGCAAAAATGAAAATTGAATAGTAATTATTTTACCTACAAACGCGAGCCGCGGATTCATTCCAGCGACCAAAGAAACCCAAATAAAAATTGGGTTGAACAATGCAGTTTGTAGGTATTTTTTTTATTTTAAAATTTAAAAGTTGGGAGGTGTACAGAATTGGAGAAATTAGCAGGAGCAGAGCCAAGCTCATTAGAATCAATCAAAAATGACTTTGAGGAGTATTTAAAAGAGTTCTGCACTGAAAACAATATTAAAGACCAGTACGACATCTATCCGGCCATGTGGAATGCAGCACTTACATATATTTGCCAAAATACTTTTAAGGCTAATCCAAGTATTTTAGCAATGCCTAAAAATATAAATAATGCTTATAACTTAGAAGCTGTAGATTATATATTAGACATATATGCCTACGAGTGTTTTATACATAATCAAGAGATTAGTGTTATTGGTTTTCATTTATTTTCGGGTATATCTTTAAATGCTATATATAATTTAAACAATAACAATAAAAGAGTTGTTGTGTATAAGGATTTAGAGGGTAATGTTATTAGTAATTTAACTGTAAGCAGATTAAAAGAGGGGGAATATACAAAAGAATTAAGTTCAAAAGGGAGTGACATTTTTAAAAAATTGAAATTATTTTCTGAGGAAAGTTTGACAGCTCTGATGAAAGACAGGCGAAACAATCCAATGAAGTACTTGCCCATACTAAATAGGCGCTTCGGTTGGAATCTGCCAGGAGTAAGCCGGGAAACGTTCGGCAAGACAGCATTGACAGCGGCAGACCTCCCAAAATTGGGAACGGAATTGGACGAAAACGGCGCACAACTTCCACGGTTAGAAGCGTGCGAAACGTTAAACAATTCAGACACAATTTAAAAGTGCCGTATTTACTGGTGTCCAAGCTATTTCGATATGCTTAGAGTTTCGCTAAACATGAGTTTAGCGAAATGTATAAAACAAATAGTCAGAAACTGCAAACAAAACAGCAAATAATCAAACAATTAAATAACGGCAGATAATTGCCTGCAATGGTGATTCTGTTAGGGGGTGGGGGTTGAATAAAAACAGCCACCCGGCCCGACTAAGTACCAAAAATAATCTCAAAAACAAAAAGAGGTGTATCAATGACATTAAACGAGTATCAGGCAGAAGCAATGCGTACAGCAAGTAGAACAGCCACAGCACACGAAGATAATCTTTTGCTTAATGGAGTGATGGGCTTAAATGGCGAAGCTGGAGAAGTGATTGACATGGTAAAGAAAATGCTTTTTCAAGGTCATACGCTTGATAAAGACCACATGGCAAAAGAACTGGGCGATTGCCTTTGGTATTTAGCCGTAGCCGCAAAAGGCATTGGATATGACTTAGATACCATTGCTGAAATGAACAAAGCAAAGCTTAGAAATCGTTACCCGAACGGTTTTGAATCCGAAAGGTCGTTACATCGGGATAGCAAAGACATTTAAAGCAAAACAAACACCTTGTCAAACAATGCTGTAAGAATGGCTACAAAGGATAGTACAATGAGGTGTGCGGGAAATAGAGTTGGGAATACCCGCAAAACAATGCCCTATAGCCAAGCGGTAAGGCACGGGATTTTGATTCCTGTATCACCGGTTCAAATCCGGTTAGGGTAGCTGGGCTTTTGATAGCCCTTTTGTCCCATTCTTTGGTACCCCCTTATCTCCCGTTAGCGGAAAGCTGATTAAAGGACCGTCACAAGGTCCGGCGGGATTTACAAACATGATTACCCCGGTGCAGATAGGCTTTTCAACCTTGCCGGGATACACTGAATTGAGTTAAAACTTTTCGGGATACTGGAAAGTGTAGGCTTTTTGCTTGAAGCAATTTAAGCAAAGAAGACAGCAAAGCTGTCAACAAAGTGGTGCAGTATATCATCATAAGGACGTCAAAAGTAGAATCCTTGTGGCTGACGAATAATAAACGCTTGCGGTGCAAGAATAACCTGTTTGTGTTCGTGGTGTGAAAGACTACAAACAAAACAGGAATTTCATTAAGTCGGCTTGCCTTGAATCCGGGAAACCGGAGTATAACACAAGAAATTTGTTAAAGTAGCGGTATGGCAAAACAAAATTTTTTTGCAAATCAAAAAAACTTCCGAAAGAACCGTGAAATTTGCAGGTTAAATTCGCTCCCTGTCCGTGCTTGACAGCGGTAAGAAGCCAAGGGTCGCACCCGGAAGCTCGGACTTATCGTCACGGTGACTGAATGTGACTGCGGGTATGATGAATAAAGAGAAGTCTTAATCATGTTTGTTTTTTTTGGAAAAGCGGCAACGATTGGCGGTGTTGCGGCAGACTGTAAATCTGTTCCCATGTGGTAAACATTGGCGGTTCGATTCCGCCCTTTTCCATTTTTTTAAAAAAATTAAAAATAAAAAAGAGGTGCAGTATGGCAAAAGGTGTTCATGCAGTAGATAAGGACAAGTTTATTGAAGCCTACAATAAATGGGCAAGCGGCGAGGTAACGATAACAAAAGCAACGGAAATAGCCGGCATGAGTTATCCGACATTTCACAAATACGTAGGTATATTAATCACAGGTGGGAAATTTCCTGACGGGCTATTTAAGGATTAGGAGAATGCGCATGAGAGTAGAGATTAAAGGTAATGTATATGGAATGTCGCGCAAAGAGTACAAGCAGTTCCTTAAAATAGCAAGCAAAGCTATACCATGTGGCATTTATGCGGCTGAAAAGGGAAGCACTGCTATTATGCTGAATGAAAAATACGGCAGCATTGAAGATTTGAGAAAATCCGTGTCCGAATATAAAATGAAAGGGTTTAAGGTGTATTACAATGACAAAAACAACGATAAAAAAATTTCTTAAAACTCTTAATAAAACACTTAATGTGTTTATGTTGACATTAATTCTTTCGGTTTTAATAGCTGGTCTTAGAATTATTTTAGAACTTTTATTTCGTGTAAAAATGGCAGCAATCGCTGTGTTTGCCTTAATGTTTATTTGTATTTTTATATTAAACTTTTTGAAAGGGTGATGTTCATGAAAAAAAAGAAACTTTGCGGATTAGTTATGTGCTTTTTACTCTGCACGGCATTGGTTGGTTGCAGTGTATCTGAAATTGAAACTACTGATAATGCAAGCATAACAGAAATTCGCAATCCGAGCATTTATGAATTTGTTGACAAAGATACAGGTGTCCACTATTGGATTTATTCTCAAAGATTAACTAAGGGGGGAATGGGTGGGATAACACCGAGATTGAATTCGGACGGAACAGTAATGACAACAAAATAATCAAATTACCGGCTGACAAATAGGGTCAGTCGCTAACCAACAAAAATTATTGGCAGAGGTCTGAAAGTGCCTTTGCTTTTTTTGGAAAGTAGAGGTGCTTTTCTTTGGCAAGTTCAAGCCTTATTTCAGTAGTAAGTCAGTATGAAAAATATATTGAAAGTAATGGTATTAATGAATCGGTAGTAAACGCATACATAGAAGCCGCCCAAGTTGCACTACAAACAGAAAAAGACGTTGAATATGGATTGAAAATTTCGGCAAGAGCAAAGCAGTTAGCAGAAAAATTCATTTTTGATTCCACAGGCGGCACGGCATGGGATTTAGAAAAGTTTGCATTTAAAAATAAAGTCCAGTACGACATACTGGATAAATACTATAGCGTATTACTTGCGGAAGCACAAAACAAAATCGTTGACAGCGGCTTTATGTACCTTGAAAAGAAGCGAGAACCAAAAGAGCGGTTTTATATGCCACGGCGCAAACAATTCCTTAAAATAGGGCTTACACAGGCTTTACAAGGCATGATTGACGATAAGTACGATATTTTGTGTGTGTCGTTAATTCCCGGAGCCGGAAAAACAACAGTCGAAAAAATGTTTAACGCACTTGTGGCTGGCTGGTATCCAAAAGACTTTAGCTTGTTTTATTCGCACAGCGGCGATATAACGCGAATGTATTTTGACGGTGTGTATGATATTGTTACAAATTCAGACGAATATACGTGGAGTGAAATATTTCCGAATTTACACGTAACAAGCACAAATGCAAAACTTGAACAATTCAATATAGGCAAATACAAACCGTTTCCGTCCGTGCAGTGTACGTCGGTAGGTAGCAAGAATAGCGGAAAGGTTAGAAGTTCAAAATATTTGTTGGTCGACGACTTGATTGGGGGGGTCGAGGAAGCCTTAAATCCAACGATTCTTGATAAGTTGTGGAACAAATACGCAGTAGACGCAAGGCAACGTAAAATACAGGATACGGACGGTCATAACTGCAAAGAAATTCACATTGCCACGCGTTGGAGTGTTAGAGATGTGATAGGACGTATTCAAAATATGTATGCAGGAAATCCACGGGTAAAAGTTATTGCAGTCCCGGACATTGACCCGGAAACTGGAGAAAGTAACTTTGACTATGAGTTTAGCGGATTTACTAAAGAATTTTTTGAAGACCAGCAGTTATTAATGGACGATATATCATACCGCTGTCTGTACAAGCAAGAGCCGATTGAACGTGAGGGCTTGCTGTTCCCGGACGACAAAATAAGAAGATACCTTAATCTTCCGCATGGAGAACCGGAAATAATTACGGCACAATGCGATACAAAAGGAAAAGGAACAGACTACTTTGTCATGCCAATACTTCAAAAGTACGGTGAGGATTATTACTGTGTTGATTGTGTGTGCGATAACACGGCAGACTATGAAATGCAATATGAAAACGCGGCAAATGTAATTGCGAATAATAAAGTTCAAGAATGCGAATTTGAGCGAAACGCGGGCGGTGATAGAGTAGCAATGGAAGTCAATAAGCGCGTACTTAGTAAAGGCTGGGTTTGCAATATTACCGACATGCCGACAGAAACGAATAAAGAAGCACGAATTTTCCAGTGCTCAAACTGGATATTACAGCACGTTATTTTTAAAGACTCGCAGTTGTACAGCCCAAAAGAACCATACGGTGTCATGGTTGGACTTTTAAAGCAGTATTCAGTTTCGGGCAAAAAGCAGTTAGATGATGTACCCGATGTTTTTTCAAATTTTGCATTAAGAATCACGCAATCAAATAAGACGGCGAAAATTGAAGCCGCTATTAATCCATTCCGCAGGAGGTATTGATTTATGACGACAAAGGAATATTTACAGCAAATTGGAAAATTAAATAAAATGATTAACAATAAAATGATTGAACTGGCACAGATGAAAGAAATGGCATACAGTATTAAAGCCGTGGGAACAGATGAGCGCGTTATGTCTTCTAGCGACCCGGACAAAACAGGCTGCGCATATGCTAAGATTGAAGAAATGGAAGAAAAAATTAACGGCATGATTGACAACTACGTAGATACAAAAGAAAAAATTATTAATCAAATTGAAAGTATAGAGGACGAAAACCTATATAATATTTTATTTTTAAAATACATAGCAAAAAAACGGTTTGAAGATATTGCGGTCGAAATTGACAAGTCATGGCGACAGACAATCCGATTGCACGGAACGGCGCTCAAAAAATTTGAAGAAAAATACGGAAAAGAATACTTGTCATGTCATTGAATGTCATATTAATACTGTGTTATTATTATAATGTCAAATAAAAGTAAAAGTTCCGAGGAAAGCACTGCTACAGAAATGTGGTGGTGCTTTTTTCATGCCAAAAGAGGTTGAATATGAGGTTTTACACTAAAAAAAATAAGGCTGTAATGTGTCCGAATTGTGGCAAATTATTGACGTATGCCGATAAAGATGACCCCAATTTACATAAATTGGCTTGCAAGCATTGCCGTAAGTGGATTTGGTATTATCCGAATGATGATGATAAAAATGAAACCAAAGAAATCCCGGATACACGCTCGTCAAGCGGAGTCAGACTTTACTAGGAGTATTAAATATGTTAAATGATGTATATTTCCACGAACTTGTAAGAGGTTGTTATGGACGCAAAATTGCATATACCAATGTTGAAAAAATAACAGCAGATAACGTTGTTAAAATCGTTGGAGATTGCATTGGTGTATTTAACTATAACAAGCCCATTATCCGGTATTTGTGGCACTATTATAAAGGCGACCAGCCGGTATTATACAGAATAAAAATGCAAAATGAAGATGTAAACAATAAAGTTTGCGAAAATCACGCATATGAACTGGTTCAATTTAAGGTTGGACAAACATATGGTGAACCGATACAGTACGTTAGCCGAAAAGACGATGAAAAAGTTAATAAAGCGGTTGATACGCTGAACGATTATATGTCTGACGCTAACAAGCAGGAAAAAGATATTAAGGCAGGAGAGTGGCAGTCAGCGACCGGCACATCTTTTAAAGCAATACAGATTGTCGATGGCGACATACCGTTTCGGATTATAGCGCCAAGCCCAATGAACACCTTTGTTATTTACAATAAAGCTACAGAAGAACCGGTGCTTGCTGTACAGGAGTTAAAAGACGAAAATAACAACTTTTATAAGCTGTGTTATACAGATTCAATGACATTTAAAATTCAAGACAGCAAAGTTATTGAAAGCAGATTGCACGCGTTTGGCAGTATCCCGATTGTGGAATATCCGAATAATCACGAAAGGATTTCAGATATTGAATTGGTTATCAGCCTGTTAGATTCAATAAATACCATGCAGTCAAATCGAATGGATTCGGTGCAGCAGTTCGTTGAATACTGGGTAAAATTTATCAACTGTGAAATTGATGATGAAACTTTCCAAAAGATGAAAATGAACCATGCACTCGTTGTTAAGTCTATTAATAAAGATAACAAGTCAGACGTGGAAATTATGACGCAGGAATTAAACCAAACGCAGTGTCAAGTTGCCAAAGACGACTTGTGGGACAATACATTGTCAATTCTTGCGATTCCAAACAAACAGGGAAACACAGGCGGAGATACGCAAGGTGCGGTGGAATTAAGAAATGGTTGGGATTTCTCGAAAACAAGGGCAAAGCTTAAAGACCCGATTGTAAAAGCGGCGGAAAAGCGGCTTGCAAAGGTTGTGCTAAATATTATACGGATTAAGGACCGTGATTTAGGCATAAAAATGCGGGATTTTGAAGTGCAAATTAATCATAGCCCACAGGATAATATGTACACTAAAGCACAAACACTTACAGTATTGCTTCAATCTGGCATACATCCACTTGTGGCAATTAAAACGGTGGGGCTTTGGGGAGATTCAGAAAAAACATTTGTTCTTTCAAAGCCATACCTTGATGTCTTATATAAGACTGTTAAAAATGCGAAAGAACAGGAAAACAAAGCACAGGAAATAGTTAATCAACTTAATAATCAGCAAAATAAAGCAGTTATCGAGCAATAATCGGTAACTGCTTTTATTTTATAAATTTGCAGTCATGCGACAAATGGCAGAAACAATCGAGCGGAGAGAACCGTGTAAAAAAACGTGATTTTAGGAGGAATAAACGATGACAAGAGAACAGGCAAAACAGAATCTTATTTCAATCGGAATTTCAGAACCGACCGATGAGCAGGTGAGTAATTATCTGAATCAGTTAAACGGTGAAACAAAGAAAGAAAAAGATAAAGCGGCAGAGTATAAAGCGAAAGCTGACAAGGCAGACGAGCTACAGACACAGCTTGACGAGCTACAGGCTGGAAACCTGACAGAGCTTGAAAAAGCCAACAAAGCACTGGAAACGGCAAACAATCAGATTGCGGAGTTACAAAAAAACAATGCAATTAGAGATTTGCGTGAAAAAGCCATGACGGATTTCAAAATCACGGCAGAACAGGCAAAGACGGTTGTAAAAGAGGACGGAAGCTTTGACACAACTGTTCTCGGACAGATTATTTCAGAGAAAGAAACCGCTTCCGCGCAGGCAAAGGAACAGGAAATTGCCAAAGGTACACCGAATCCGGGCGGCGGCGGTAGTAACCAAGATTCAGAGAAGACAGAAGCAGAAAAAATAGCCACAAGTCTTATCTCAAGCAATTCAAAAAGTCAAAGCAACAATGATGTTTTGTCACATTATTTAGGAGGTAATTAAAAATGTCAAACATGCAGTATGAACAGACTTCATATGTCGGAAACGTTCAGATTTTAAAAAGACTGCCTAATGAAGCGATTCCAATGACACTTGATTTTACAGATGTTGTTGAAAAGACGGCTGACGGCAGAAAGATTGTAAAGGCCGGCACACCAATCGGAAAAAATGGAAAGGCAGACAACACGGCAACGGTCGTAGGCATTTTGAGATACGATGTCACAGAAGACAGGCCACAGGGTGTGATTTTAAAGAAAGCATATATCAATAAAAGCGTGGCTGAAAAGCATTCCGGTGTTACATATGACGCAGGCGTTTCCACAGCGCTTCCAATGATTGTATTTGAATAATTTGGGAGGTATATAGATGTTAATTAATGAAGTGTTAAACAGTAAGTCTATTGCACTTACAACAACAGAAGAAGCAAGTAATCAAATCCCATATCTCGGATTAAATTGGTTTCCGGAAAGAAAGAAACAGGGGCTTGATTTAAGCTGGATTAAGACACATAAGGGACTTCCGGTATCGCTTGCGCCGTCAAATTTCGACACAATTCCGACACTTAGAGCAAGAGAGGGATTAAGCAAAGAAAAAACACAAATGGCATTTTTCCGTGAAGGTATGGAAGTCGGCGAAGAAGAAATGCTTGAAATTGAACGTATTAGTTCTACAGATGACCCGTACCTTGCAAGTGCCTTATCAAGCGTATATGACGATACTAACAACCTTGTGAGCGGCGCAGAAGTCGTGCCGGAACGCATGAGAATGTCGCTTCTCGCTACAGAAGCAGGACACCCGGTTATTGCTATTGAAAGTGACGGTGTACAGTACGCATATGATTACGACAAGGACGGTTCATATGCAAAAGACCATTATGCAAAGCTTGAGGACACTAGCATGTGGAGTGATACAGTGAACTCCAAACCACTTACAGACCTTAATAATGCTCGGAAAAAATTACAGAAGAAAGGCAAGATTGCTAAATACGTTCTTATGAACACCAATACGTTTCAGTATTTACTTGAAAATGCACAGATTAGAAATTCAATCCTTGCACAGAATCTCACGGCAACGATTGAGGTTGATGACGACACGGTAATTTCAGTTGTTCAGAAGCGTACAAAGCTTACAATCGTCCTGTACGACAAAATGTATATGGACGAAGCTGGGAAAGAACACTATTTTTACCCGGACAACAAAGTAACACTGTTGCCAGACGGAAAACTGGGTAGTACGTGGTTCGGAACGACACCGGAAGAAAGAACTGCAAGACAGGTTGCTGACGTTGATGTAACGACATATGGAACAGGAATCACAGTTGCTACAAAGGTTGAGTATGGCCCACCAATGAAGATGTCAGTATTCGCTTCTGAAGTAGTATTGCCGTCTTACGAAAATATGGATAGCACATTCGTACTTGAGGTCCATCATGATTAATCGGAGGTAGCATATGAAATATCCATATATCGTTATTAAAAACGGGAAATGGTATGCGGCAGGCGAAGAAGTCCCGGACACTGTTCCGGGAAACAAGCCTACCGGATATACCAAGACTGAAATCAACCGTATGCCGACAGCAGAATTGCAGAGTTTAGCGGCACAGAACGGCATTGAAAATGCGGCGGAAATGAGCGGAGTTGACCTTAAAGCAATCTTGATTGAGAAGTTAGGATTATAAGCAGGAGAACAGCATGGAAGAATACACAACATTAGAGCAGGTAAAAATCCGGCTCAAACAATTTCATATTGAAACGGTTGAAAATGAGGATAACACTGAATCTGATGTTGTTGTGTTTGACAGCAAAGAAGACAACTTGCTTCTTGAACAGCTCATAAAACAGGCAACGAAAGATATAATTGCAAAACGGTGTTATCCGCAAAGTTATACGCAGGAACAGATTGACAATGACTTGAAATGCTATGAAAGTGTAATTGTCAATCTTGTGGTATATGACCGGTCACAGGCAGGAGAAAACTACATGGCAAGCTACAGTGAAAACGGTGTAAGCCGTAGCTGGAAAGACCGTGATAGCCTGTTTGTAGGGGTATATCCGTTTGTAAAAGCATTATAGAAGATTGTGCGTTACGTTTTATCAGCACCGGGGAAACGTAGCAGGCGGCACACAGTAAGGGTGGTGGGAGGTGTGCCACAAAAAAATGAAAGGCGGTATATTATGCCAGTTGCAATAATTATAAGTATCATATCGGTTGCTTTTTCCGTCTTTTTTGGATTTTTTAGTCTTTGGTTTGGTTTGAAAAACAACAAACACACAGACACAAAAGACATTGAAGAACGCGTAAAAGAGAATACACGTATCAATATGAAACTTGACGCCATTTCAAGCAATACAACTGAAATAAAAAATGAAGTGTCAGAAATGAGAAAAGAGATTAATTCTCACGATACACGAATTATCAAAGTTGAAGAAAGCGTGAAATCGGCACATTACAGACTAAACACTATTGAAGAACGTCTGAATGGCGAAAAGGAGATGTAATATGAATATTTTAGAAACATTGACGTCAAACATCATGATTATTTTAGCGGTAATCGGCGCAATCGCGTTTATTGTGTCGGTGATTACACAGGTTATCAAAGGAGTAGGTGTTTTTGCGAAGATTCCAACTGACGGATTGGTACTTGTGTTATCAATCGGCATTACAGTAGCGGCATTTGTAGCATATATGCAGTATTTACACATGACTATCCTGTGGTACATGGTTTTAGCCGCAATTATGGCAGGCTTTGTTGTTGCTTTTGTTGCTATGTATGGCTGGGAGAAGCTTTCCGAACTGTGGAAACGGTTCGGAAAGAACGTAGATTGATATGTTGGATATCAATAAACAAAAGATGATTTACGCACTTAAAGACGGCAGAACACCGGTATACCAACTGAATAAAGACGGTTCAATAAAATACATCATTGTTGACGGCGAAGAAGTCCCTGTCGAAACAGGAGAGTATACCACAGGTTTTAAAACGCCTGTTGTATTTTTTTCCTCTATAAGCAATAAGTTAAGCGAAGCTTTAATAAAGGAATTTGGTGTAGATAATTCTACGAATTTTGTTCAAATTGTGGAAGACAAAGGCAAATTGCCGTTAGATGTTGGCTCGCTTGTTTGGAAAAAGTCAGAAGTGAGGTACAAAGATAAGGATAAAACAATCATTGATGAAACCAGTTGCGATTATATCGTTAAGGGTGTCGCTGATGAGGGATTAACGGCAGATTTATTTCTTTTACAGAAAAACGTGAGGTAAGCCATGGCTACAAGACCAATAGTTATAACATTGTCCCAAAAATCCGTAGAAAACGCAATAAAACGAGTACAGCAGTATCAATTAAGATTTCAACGTAAACTTAGAAAATTCGTGAAAGAACTTGCTGATGTAGGCATTGCCGTAGTTGATACCAATATGACAGAAGCACAGTATACGTTTGACGGCAAAATAAGAAGCGGTTCTGACACGTCACACAATGCTTACGTAGAACTTAATTCCAATGGTAGTACGGCAGAAGCAAAACTGATTGTACAGGGAAAAGAACTGTTATTTATCGAGTTTGGCGCAGGCGTATATTATAACGGTGCCGCCGGTGCAAGCCCACACCCCAAAGGAGAAGAATTTGGATTTTTAATCGGTTCCTATGGCAAAGGCAACGGACAAAAAAAGGTTTGGGGCTATTACGATGAAAATAACCAACTTGTGCTTACAAGAGGTGTAAAAGCTACTATGCCGGTATTGAAAGCAGAACAAAAGATAATTGAGGACTACAAAAATGTTGTAAAGAGGGTGTTTGAATAGTGATTGATAATCAGTGGGCTTTTGATTTAGAAATGAATGTGTTTTCGACAATCAAGAAAAAGGCATTGGCAATTCTTGAAGACAATTACCCTGATATTAGCATTACAGCAGATGAAGAATCGAGCGATACACCGGTGTTTCCGACGGTATTAATACAGTCTGTTGAACCGACTGAAACAAACAGCGATTTAGAAGCTGACAGAATTAATACTGTAGACTTTACAGCACAGGTAACAGTAACAACAAACCGAAGCAGAAGCGAGGCATTGCAAGTATCCAATGTTATAGCGGATTTGTACAAGAAACGATTGTTTAAGATAAAGCCCATGCCGTTTGTACGAAAAGAGGGAAATCTGTGGACAGCAACTTTCCGTGCAAAGCGCAAATTTGGGTGGAATGACATTTTATAGCAATTTACAAAGAGCCGAAAGGCTCTTATTTTTATGCAATTTTTTAGGAGGTAAACATGGCTACAGGTTTAAAAAGTAGAATTATTTACAGGAAAAAGACCAAAGAAAGCAACGAAAGCGATTACTGGGCTGGCACATACAACCTGTTGATTAGAGCAAAAAGTATTCCGTCACCGGTAGGTGAGCGCAACATGGTTGATACGTCTACGCTTGAAGATTTAGTCGAAACGCAAGAACCCGGAAGACGCGCGGCGGGTTCAATGGCTGTAAGCGGTGCATTTGAACGCGAATATCTTGACAATTTAGTTGAGATTGAAGACGAAAAGTTAGACATTGTTGTTCTTTATGGCACAGACGGCAAAGGTAAAGAGGGCATTTGTGGTTTTATCGGCTCTGAATCATTCGCGCCGGACGAAGCTACAGACGACCATTTAACAGGTACTTGCAACATTGCTATTTCAACAGTGCCGCGTTGGATTCATAAAGACTATGACGTTGCGGTAACAGAAGATGAGAACGGTTATCCGACATCAATTACATTATCAAAAAAATCGTAAGTCAGTCCGGAAAAACAAATAAGGCTGTTGCGACTGACGAGGATACAAAAACAGCCGTAGTAATTTGATAGTTAGTAAATAATATGGCAGGGCGGCAGAAATGCCGTCCCTGTCCTATATAAAGCGAAAAGGACAGGTAATGAATATGAAAACAATTACAGTAAACAGTAACGAATATAAATTAGAGTTTTCTTTTGAAGCGGCAGAGTATAAAGACATCGTGCAGAAAATGTTTAAGGTCCTCAGCGGTGCTTACGTTGTCGAAGAATCAAAGGATATGCAGAATCCTACTACTAAGGATATTATCAACGGCACAGCAAATATGATTGGCGATACAGCAGATATTTGTATTACTGCTTTTTATGCCGGCTTATTAGAAAACAACCCGCTCTCACACGAGGAAGCAAAGACGGTAATGAGAGCCTATATGAGAGAAAATAAGCTTTCGTACAAAAAGCTGTATGACGAATTGAGAGATTGCATGGAAACAGACGGTTTTTTCGACCTGTCGGGGCTGAACGACATGATTCAGCAGATGTACGGGACAGCGCCGGAAGCAACAGCACAGACAGCATAAAAAAATCTGAAATTAATTGGCACAAAATAATTTGGGAAGATTATTTTCCGACAGCTTTTTCAATCGGGATACACATAGATGAGTTTAAGCACATGACACCGGCAGAGTTGGGATACTGTATAAAAGGACATGAGCTGAAAAGAAAAGAACAGGATAGCGATATGTGGCACTTCGCCGGTACATATGGAATATCTGCCCTTATTTATGCGATAGACCGTTGCTTAAACGGTAAAAAGGCAAGGTCGGAGTACATCAAAAAACCAGTTTCAATTTTACTTGAAGAAGAAAGTAAACCAAAATCAAAAGAAAGTAATGAGGATGTTGCAATGTTTGAAATGCAACAAAGAATCAAAATGCTGGAAAAAGAGGGCGGCATATTAAGTCCGTCATAGGTGGTAGCATGCGAATTGCTACCACCTTTATTTTTGCGCTAAAGGTGGTGAGGACGTGGCAGATAATGAACTGGACAGCTTAAAGCTTACAATAAAAGCAAATGCAACAGACGCAAACAATGCACTGGATAAATTGGTTGAAAATTTAAAAAATTTATCAAGTTCTTTGGGCGTTATTAATAACGTTAATTTTTCAAATTTTTCAAATGGCGTAAAAAATATTACAGACGCAATGCAAGGAATGAAAAACGTAAGTAAGGCGGATTTTACACGCCTGTCGGAGGGCATGAAAAAAATTTCAAGCGTTGACACTGCCGCAATAAACAAGGCTTCTACGGCAATGACGTACTTAGGCAAGTCCTTTAATTCCATGCAGGCAACCAGTGAAGCAACAAAGCAGATTACGGAACTTGTGACAGGAATCAAGCAATTAGGATATGCCAGTGCCGCAAAAGCTATTGACAATATACCGAAGCTTTCAAGCGCGATGAAACAGCTTATGCAAGAACTGTCAAAAGCACCACAGGTAAGTCAAAATCTTATTGATATGACTAATGCGCTTGCAAATTTAAGCCGTACAGGGGCTTCAAGCGGCAGAGCGGCAACGTCATTAAGCAAAAACTTTTTGAACGTTTCATCTTCTGCAAATTCGGCAACTAAAAGCAGTTGGTCGCTGGCTTCCGCATTTGGTAAATTATATGCTTCTTACTGGCTTGTTTTCAGAGCAATAAACAAACTGGGAGATTCGATTGATATAGCTTCATCACTCATAGAAGTTGAAAACGTTGTACGTACAACTTTCGGCAATTATGAAAACCTTGTAAATGACATGGCAAAAACATCTATACAGGATTTTGGTATGTCAGAACTGTCCGTAAAGCAGTATTCAAGCCGTTTTCAAGCTATGGGTGTCGCTATGGGCTTTTCTCAAAAGAAAATGGCTGATATGTCCATTGAACTGACAAAGCTGACGGCAGATATGGCTTCGTTTTACGATGTAGAACAGTCAGACGTTGCGAGAAATCTTCAAGCAATTTTCACAGGCGAAACAGAGCCATTAAGAAAATATGGACTTGATTTGACACAAGCAACGTTAAAAGAGTGGGCTTTAAAAAACGGACTTGACGCTAATATCAGTTCCATGACACAGGCTGAAAAAACCATGTTGCGATACAAATATGTTATGGCAAATACGGTGGCAGCGCAAGGCGACTTTGCAAAAACTGCCGATACATGGCACAATCAAACGGTCATTTTAAAGCAATCATTTCAAGAACTGGCAGGAATTATAGGTACATCGTTGATTAATGCGTTTAAGCCGTTTTTAAGCGGATTAAACTTCGCAATGACACAGGTTATTAATTTCGCTGAAACGGTAACAAATGCCTTAGGTGCAATTTTTGGTTGGAAATTTGAAGTTACAAACAAAGGCATTGCCGATGATTGGTCGGACGCCGCGGATAGCGCCGATGATATAGCAGACAGCACCGGAAACGCCGCTAAAAACGTTGAAAAGCTGAATAAGGGCGTAAGACAGTTTGATGAATTAAAACTGATTACAACACCGGATTCAAGCGGTGGAAGCGGCAAAAAGGGTAGTGGCACAGGAGCAGCAAATGTGGACGGAGCAAGCGGTGGTCTTGTGAAAGTCGATACCATTTGGAAAGACTATAAAAGTCAAATTAAAAATTTACGCGAGTTAGGCGAGTATATAGGCAATACGCTTACAGATACGTTGAATAGCATTGACTGGGACAGCGTATATGCCGGTGCTAGAAATTTTGGAAAAGGTCTTGCGGATTTCCTCAACGGGCTTATCTCACCGGAATTATTCGGCGCTGTTAGCAGAACTATTGCAGGAGCGTTAAATACTGCTGTGTATACGGCTTTATCGTTTGGGGAAACGTTTGACTGGGAAAACTTAGGATTTTCTATTGCAACCGGGATAAATCAATTTTTTGAAACGTTTGATTTCGCTTCAACCGCAAAAGCTATCAATAGGTGGGTTCAAGGCATTTATGACACAATCAAAACAGCTATAAAAAATATCAAATGGTCAAAAGTGCTTGAGGGAATAGCAACATTAATTGGTGATGTTGAACTAAAAACAGTAGCAATCATAATTGGAGCAGTGCTTTTAAAGAAATATTTCAAACTGGAAATTGCTAAAAATATTTTAAAGGGCATTGCAACGTCAATTTCACAGTCAATAGCAAAATCACTTGCGGCAAAAATGGGTGTTGAAATTGCACAAAACGCAGGAATTTCAAAGGCACTTACGGCTGGAATTAAAAAATCAATAGGAAATATTGATTATGGTGGACTATCAAAAACACTTTCGTCTTTAATGTCAACAAAGTTAAAAGCCACAATCGGAATTGCGGGTATTGCAACAGAGTTTTTAACAGTTGCAACTGTTTTTGAAAAAATTGGGGAAGGTGCTAATTTTACAGTCGGTATGTTGGCAAAAGTGGCGGCAGGCGCAGGAGTGGCGGCGGCGGCACTAAAGCTTATTGGTTTATCCACACCATGGACAGCGGCTATTGTCGGTGTTACAGGTTTGGTTGCGGCTATTGCCGGAATTGGTGTAGGTTATGCCAAAGCACAAGCCGAAGTCGTAAGTGCGAATACGATAATAAGTGATTCGGTAAAACAGACGGCAGAAAGCTTAAATTCAACAATACAATCATCAAAAGACCAGTACAACAGCGTGGGTGAAACCTATGCCGGTGTTAAAAGCGTGGCAGATAAATACTTTGAATTGGCAGATAATTTTGACAATTTAACAGATTCGCAAAAAGAAATGCTTATTGCATACGCAAATTACATTGTCGAACAGTGTCCGGAATTGGCAGATTCGATTGATACGGTAACTGGCGAGTTTAAAGGACAAAAAGATGAAGTTTACAATACAATTTCTGCACTTGAAGCTTATGCCAAAGCGGCGGCAATGCAAGACGTCTTAAAAGACCTGTATAAACAGGAATTTGACATCGGAAACCAGTTGAAAGAGAACAATGAGAAGTACGAAAATGCGAAAGGTGTAATCTATGAATACGTAAAAAAACTAACTGGTATGTCTGAACAGGCATTTAATTCTGCATATGAAATTAGCAGTTTGGGGGACGCATTTGATGTGCTTTCAAGCCTATTAGATGACCCAATGAGGAAAACCAGTGATTTTACAAAAACATCATACAATTTGAGAAAAGAATTAGGATTAAATTCGGAAGAAGTATGGAATTTAGCAAATGATAATAGAGAGTTAAGAGCAACTTATGAACAGTGTGAAAACGCAATATCAAACGCCGCAACCGAAGCAGCAAATTGTAAAAATGAGTACAACAGGCTTACGCAGCAACAAGACGACACTGCGGACAGTTCTGATAATTTGCGGGATACAATGCAACAAAACAATGAGCAAATAAGAGAATCCGTGCAACAGTCAATGTATGACATTGAAAAAAATGTAGCGGAAAAGTCAGGCGAATCTACAGAAGATATTTCAAATTTTTACAACAAGGCAAGTGAAACCTTTGGCAGATTGGGTGTTGTAGGAACAGACGGCGGTACAAAGCTGTATAACGGATTTACGGCCACAACAAGCGGATTGCCGGGATACAATAGCGCAATATTCGACAATATTCAACAAACGGCTATCTCAAAGGCACTTGATACCGGCTCAAAAGCGGGTGAAAATCTTGTTGATTCGTACAAGAAAAATATTGACGGTGTACCGAACACAACGGCAGTTGCCTTCCTGTCAATTATAGACGCGGTAAACGCAGGAGAAATCGGTTCAGACGTTGGTGCTGACCTCATGAATAACTTAGCAGATACGATAAGCAGTAAAGCATGGGAAGTCCATGACGCATTAACAAACGCTATTCAAAATAGTTACAAAATGGAACTGGAAAGCGATGATAATTATAGCGCAGGCGACCCAATGAAAAGTGGATTTGCTAAAATTCGTATTAAAGGGTATGCGGACGGCGGTTATCTTCCACAAAAATATAGCATTGTCATGGCGGGTGAAAACGGAATACCGGAAATTGCCGGAACGGTCGGCGGCAAGTCGGCAGTAGCGGGCGGCGCAGAAATTACGGGTATTAAAGATTCCATTTACGATACGTCACAGCGAGAGATAGCACTGCTTAGACAGCAGAACCAGTTGTTACAAGGAATACTCAACAAGGACTTGAGTATAAGCCAAAACGACATTGGAAGCAGTGCAAGAAAATACGCAAGAGAATATTTTAAAAGAACTGGCAAACCGGCATTTGATTATTAATGCATGTACAATAGATGATAATTAATCTATTATAATACGTGACAACTTGCTTTGCGGCGGAATCTATTTTATGTAGGTTTCGCCTTTTGCCATTTCTTTAGCACATATCGAATGCCGGTATGTGCTTTTTTGTTACCAATTTTTAAAAATGTGAGGTGCAGGCATGGCGTACAACGGCTTTTTGATTAAAATTGGAGATTATACGATACCGGACGGATTAATCAAGGCAGATTCCTACAGCGCATATGCAAATATGCAGGACATTGACGATTACACGGACGCAAACGGATACGAGCATAGAAACGCTGTTGAATTAAAGGCATTAAAGGTTGAATTTGAAACCAAGGCAATGCTTACAAATGAAACATTTGAAGTGCTGATGAGCAATATTCGCAACAATTTTACAAATTCGCAGGAGCGTGGCTGTTATATTACAGCCTATATCCCAGAATATGATGATTATGTTACACAGTATGGCTATATGGCTGATTTTCAGCCAACAATTTACGGCACATACGGAAATGTAATTCGATACGATTCAATCAGATTTGCTTTTATTGGAGGTGTTTACGGTGATTAATTATCAATACGCAGAATTGTTTAAAAAAGATAGCATAGATAAGCAGTTGACGATTGAAACGGACGATAAAACGACAAAAATTACAAATGTTGAACTACATCAAGAACAGTTTGAATTGACAGAAAGCATTTGTTCGGAATCTGAATTGACAATCGGAAGCTGTGAAGCGGCGGTGCTTAAATTTACTGTATCAAACATTTTTTTGCCGATGAAAGACAAAATGATAACGGTTAAAACGGTAATTGATAATAACACTGCAAATCCGTTTCAAATTGGCAGATATAAAGTATACTCTGACACACCAACGGCAGATAGAACAAAGCGTGATATTGTGGCTTATGACAGTCTGTATGACGTGATAAACGCAGATGTGGCGGAGTGGTACAATACTTTGCTCCCGGATAAAGACAGCGTTACAACAATGAAAGCTTTTCGGGATAGCTTTTTTGGATATTTTGGGATTGAGCAGGCGGACGCACAGCTTGTAAATGATGATATGAAAGTCGAAAAGACGGTTGAGCCGGAAGAATTAAGCGGTGCAACTGTGCTGAATTGTATTTGTGAAATTAACGGCTGTTTCGGTCATATTGGACGTGACGGCAGATTCCATTACATCTACCTTGAGCAAGAAATACAGGGATTATATCCAAGAAACAACCTGTATCCGGCAGATGATTTGTACCCGCGTGAGCCGAAAAGCACGAGAATAAGCAAAAGTCTGTATATATCGGCGCAATACGAAGATTTCCTCGTGAAAACTATTGATAAACTGCAAATCCGAAAAGAGGAAGACGACATCGGAGTAATTGTCGGAAGCGGCACAAATGCCTATGTTATACAAGATAATTTTCTTGTTTACGGCAAAGGCAGTGAAGAACTGACAGGAATTGCAAATAACATTTACGGAAAAATCCGGGGAATTATTTACAGACCGTTTTCTGCGGACTGCAAAGGAAACCCCTGTATCGAAGTAGGTGACGCTGTTCGTCTCCCAACAAAATATGAAATCATTGAAAGCTACGTGTTGAAACGTACTCTAAAAGGCATACAGGCACTTAGGGACGAATATGAAGCCACAGGTGAAGAATACCGTTCTACACAGGTAAATAGCGTGCATAAAAGCATTATACAGCTTAAAGGAAAGACCAATGTGCTGACACGGACAATCGAGGAAACCAACAGTAAGATTACGGACGTTGAAAGCGGATTAAGTTCTGAAATTAAGCAGACAGCAACGGATATAAGGGCAGAAGTTAAAAACACGGCTGACGGCTTGTCAAGCAGTATTGAGCAGACTGCTGAAAGTATTACTTCCGAAGTTAAACGAGCAAAGCAAAGTGAAGAAGAATTGTCTTCTAAAATTACACAGACGGCTGAATCAATCACATCAGAAGTAAGCAAAAACTACGAAACAAAAGAAAACGCTACGAACACAAAAATGGAGTTGGAAAGCTCTATAAAACAGACGGCGGACGGACTTACGGCAGAATTATCTAAACAGGTAACGGAAACTAAACAATATGCTGAATCTGCCGCTGAAACGGCTGAAAGTAATGCAAAACAGGACACGGCAGATAAGTTAAAGAATTACAGCACAACAACAGAAATGAATACCCGAATCAATGCTACAGCAGAGGGAATTTCGGCAGAGGTAACCCGAAAACTGCAAAGCTACAGCACTACAGAACAGATGAATAGTGCAATAAGGCAGACGGCGGATAGCATTAATACAGAAGTATCAAAAAAAGTAAATGGCGATGAAATTATTTCAAAAATCAACCAATCTGCCGAAAACGTTTCGATTGAAGCAAACAAAATCAATCTGAACGGCGCTGTGACGGCTAATCAGAATTTTAAAATCGGTTTGGACGGCAGTATGGAAGCGTTATCCGGACTAATCGGAGAATGGCAGATATTTGACGGATATTTGCGGTATGTTTTAGGAGAAAATGCACAGGCACTTTTAAAACCGGACGAATTGCTTATTAGTAGAAGCGCCGGGGCAAACTTTCACGCATATCCGGGATTGTTGTATATGCAATCTGATGACGGAGAACGAAGCATTTCTATTGATTGCAATGACGGAAGCATTAATTTGGGCGGAAGCTGGACAACTCCGTGGGGCGACATAGAAGGATAGAAAGGAGCAGGCATGAATAAAACGTATGGTCGTATAAATTGGGAAAATTATCCGAGTGATGAAACACCACTGAATGAAAGTAATCTGAATAAAATAGATGTGGCTACAGATGAAATTGACAATAGGGTAATTACACTGGACACTACAAAAGCGACCAAGGAAGAAGTTTCAACACTGGTGCAGGACGTTGCCTTTGAAGAAAAGACAGGTATTATCACGATTGTAAAGAAAAACGGTTCAAAGATAACGATTGACACACAGCTGGAGAAAATCGCGGTAAATTTTTCATACAATGCCGAAACACAGCAGATTATTTTAACGCTTATTGATGGCACAAGGCAGTACATAGACCTGTCGGCATTGATTACGCAGTATGAGTTTTTAGACAGTGATACAGTGGCATTTTCGATTGACAGCGCTGGAAAAGTGTCTGCAATCGTAAAAGAAGCGAGTATACAGGAAAAACACTTACAGCCTAATTATCTTGCGGATATTAAGGTTGAAGTTGCAAAAGCACAGGCAAGCCAGTCGGCGGCGGCAAAATCTGAAAGCAATGCAAAGGCAAGTGAAACAGCGGCGGCAACCAGCGAATCCAATGCGGCGGCGAGTGCTACAAAAGCACAGAGTTATGCTACTGGCGGTACAAACAGCCGCACGGGCGAAGATACGGACAATGCAAAGTATTATAGCCAACAGTCGGCACAGAGCCAATCGGCGGCGGCAACAAGCGCAGATACGGCAAGCACGAAAGCAGAAGAAGCGGCGGTAAGTGCGGCAACAGCTAAAACAAGTGCCGATAATGCCGCGGGAAGTGCAAATTTAGCCAATGAAAAGGCAAATAGCGCGGCAAATAGTGCGACAATCGCAGTTTCGAATTCCAGTGCGGCACAGCAGTATGCTTCCAATGCGGCGGCAAGTGCAGATACAGCACAAAACTATGCTGTGGCAGATACTGACAGCGCAAAATACTATTACGAACAGGCAAGACGGATTTCCGAATCGTTTTCCGGTGCATTAAGACCAATGGGGACGGTTACATTTGCAAATCTTCCGGCGCTGTCAGCAACGACAAGCGGAAGTATGTATAACATTTCAGGCCAGTTTACAACCACTAATGACTTTAAAGAGGGAGCAGGAAACGTTATTCCGGCGGGTGCAAACGTATATAAGACAGAGGACGGTAAGTGGGACGTTCTTGCAGGTACGCCGGTTACTGGGGTAAAGGGTAGTGCAGAGAGTGCGTACAGGAGAGGAAATGTTAATATAACAGCGGAGAATGTGGGAGCGGTGCCTAAGACGGGTGGAACACTTACGGGAGCATTGGGACTTGCAAATAATACATGGAATCCAGTCGGCGATGATGTTGCTATTGGCGACCACAATGTTGCAGGTAATCTTGGTGTAAAGGGGCTAAACGGAACACCGGGGATAAGCTTATACAATCAAGATGGAAGTCATTATGCAGATGTAATTCACAGCAAAAATATCGGAAATCAATCTGTAGACCATGCGACAACATCAGATTCAGCAAGCAACGCAAAAATTGCAAGCGAAGCAAATATAGCTGACCTTGCACTAAAGCTTGGACGGAGTGGCAATAGAAACTATCCAATGACCTTTAACTGGGCAGGCAAAGGCGGGCAGCCTACATGGCTTTGGGGTGGTGAAAACGGAGAAGATATGTATGTTTACAATCCTAGTAATTTCAGTGTAAATTATGCCGCAAGTGCAGGAAATGCCGCAAAAGTAAATGGGCACAGTGTTAATGCAGACGTACCGTCAGACGCAAAATTTACGGATACAAAAGGAAGATATATTGGCACTACCGTAATAAAGCCACAAGATAAAACAGAAATGTATATCACATATCTTTCAAGCGGTTATATTGTAATGGCAGGAAAAACAGTAAGTAAAAGCTATGCAATGAATACACAATATGGAAATGCGTTTTGGGCACCGTTCACAATTTATTTGCCGCCTAATATTGTAAAAAATATTGACAGCGTGAATATTACTCCATTTGCGGAAACAGGGCTGATAAGTGCAAGCATAAACGGCTATACCAGCGAACAAATAACGGGATTTGTTTGGTCACCGCAAAACGAAACAAAAAGCATATCATTTCATGTTACCGTACATGGAAGGGCGTAAGGTAGGTGATTGGTATATATAACGACAGCAGTTAAAGACACGAAAGTGTCTTATTTTTTTACCCTAAAACACAATAAAATTATATTTAGCCGCAGAACAGCGGCAGAAAGAGGTTCATATGAGCAGATATTCAGTAATTGATGTAAGTAAGCATAACGGAGTTATCGACTGGGATACCACAAAGGAAAATGTTGACGGTGTAATTATTCGTGTCGGTCACGGCAATGACAGCACATCACAGGACGACCCGCAAGCAATCCGTAACATGGAAGAATGTGAAAGACTGGGCATTCCGTATGGTGTGTATCTGTACTCTTATGCGTTAAATAATGCCGAAGCAGAAAGCGAAGCGGCACACGCACTGCGCATGGTAGAGGGCTACAATCCGGTATTAGGTGTATGGTTTGACATGGAAGACGCGGACGGATACAAAGAAAAGCACGGGTTTAACCCATACGATAACAGACAAAAAATTACTGATTTTTGTAAGATTTTCTGCGACAGAGTATCCGAAGCAGGATACAAGACTGGTGTTTACGCAAGCAAAAATTACTGGGATTCAGTAATCTATGCAGACCAGTTATCCGACTACGAAGTATGGCTTGCGCACTGGAGCATTTCAGAGCCGTCAATGGATTGTCTGTTATGGCAGTATACATCAGACGGTGAAGTTGCCGGTGTACCATCAAGCAGGGTCGATATGAATTACTGGTACGGCGAGTTGCCGGAAGTTGACGGCGGCAGTGATTCTGATAGCAATTCGTGCGACTGCGGCGGCGATGAAGAAGACACAGAGGGCGGTGGATACAGCTATTCTGTAGGCGATACCGTAAACTACGATACAATCTATGTATCTTCAACGTCAGAAGAAGCATTAAAGCCTACATATACGACCGGCACAATTACACGAGTTGTTGACGGTGCGAGAAATCCATATCTGATTGACGATGGCACAGGCTGGATTAACGATGATTGCATTGCTGGCGGCGGCAGTGATGATTCTGACGATTCAGAAGAAAGTTCGGATTGCGGCGGCATTTCTGTGGGCGATACCGTCCGTTTCAACGGCGATACTGACTACAATGGCACGGCAATTAAGGCATGGCACAATGACAGCGGCTATGAAGTCACACAGCTTGACGGGGATAGAGCAGTCCTTAGCTTCAACGGCTCTGTATTTGCGGCAGTCAATGTCAGCGATTGCGAATTAGCCTAAACATAAAAATACCGGGAGTGTAATACTCCCGGTGATATTTTAATGTAAATCAATCATAACAGCTTCAACTTGTGGAATTGTTATCGGTTTATTCAATGTAGATGTGTATGAATACTGACCGACATAGCCGCCATAAATTGTGATTTTATCATTTTCAAGTAGTTTACCGTCAATTACATCGTTTGCGTAAACAACAAGCAACGCGTGATTGTAGTCATCATCTACAGCCATTCTTATAGCGGTGTAATTGCTATCAACCGCACCAATCATCTGTATAACTTTTCCGTCAAATTTCACAGGTTTATCAATATTTTTGTCCGGGTATCTAGCAAGTGTTTCATAGGTAATATCTTCTGTGTATGCCATTCTGTCCCTTGATAACAGTGTTTCTTTTTCTGTAGGGGCTTCTGTTTCAGTTTGCGTTTCCGTTATTGCTTCTGTACTGTTTGCGGTGGTAGAATTATCCGCGGTTGAATTTTGGCAAGCCACAAGTCCTAAAAGGCATACAGGCATTAATAAGCATAATAATTTCTTTTTCATAAAAATTCTCCATTACTTTATTTTTGAATAATAATAGCACATAATCTAATTTTTGTCGAACTGCTAATGGTAAATTTGTACTATACGCGCCGCAATCCGACATTATGTGACAGCATACGCTATAAAATGTAGGCAATTTTAGAGTAAATGTCGTTTTTTGCGGTTTAAATCGTTTGTGAAAAATTGGTAATTTTTGTAAAATTAAATTGTCCAAAAGATTGGGCAATTCAAGTTCCGGCGGGCGGTTGCGCTATTTGGCATTGCGCCGCCGCCCTATTACATAACCTTAATTTACATCAGAATTTTTGTTCCAATCTTGACGGAAACAAACGTTTGTTCTATAATGTTTGTATCGCTACTTTATGTTTGGTCGGGGAATACGGAGGGTAAATTATGTGCAAAAAAGATAACACTGAAAATGTTTTCTACAGAAATGAGATTTTTAAATTAATAAATAAATGTGATAATACGCATTGGCTTAAAGTTATATATGCGTACATAAAAAAATTACTTAAATAAAATTGCCGGGATAACATAATGTGTTATCCCGGATTCTTTTATTTGTCTTCCATTATTGAATCGACAAGCTTCTCTAAACTGTCCCAGTCTTTTTCGTTCAATTTTCTAAGTGCAGCAATAAGTCTGTACTTAAAACTTTTTTCACCCGCGGCTTGAATGTCTGCAAGCATTTCAGCAATTTCTTCATCTTTGCTTTTTTTAATATAGGGTTCGCCTTTTCCTGTGCGTAGCCAAAACTCGTTTACATTAAATTCCTTGCAAATCAAAGCTATTGCCGAATCACTAGGAACGCTTCTCCCCATTTCATACGTTGCAACAGTATTTCTTTTGACTTTTATTTTGTCAGCAAATTCCTGTTGTGTTAAATGAAAATGATTTCGGATTTCTTTAATTCTATTGTTCAATTCCTTTTTTCCTCCTTTCTAAAAAGTAATATATCATACTTTGTTGAAAAAATCAACAAAAAGTTCTTGACAAAAGTTTTACACCGACATATAATTGTTTTACAATCAACAAACGGAAGCGAGGTGAGAACATGAGTGAAAGAGAAAAAGAAATTGTTGAAAAATTAAAAGACACCATTCCAAAGATGTCGGATTACCAAAAAGGTTATTTACTTGGAATGGTGGAAACTATGGCAGATAAGCCTAAAAACAAGGACGAAACAGGAGTAGAAAATGGAAAGTAAAAAAGAACACGTTTTAGAAATCCTCTGCCAACAGATGGAAATGTTGGCAGAGGAAAGTAAGAAAGTTAAACCTAACGATAGAGGATACAAACCTAGTTTGGTTGAACTTTCATCAGCTATTTGTCGAATAGCTGATTCTTTTGGGTATCTTTTAAATACTGAAAAGCCAAAGGAAGGACACTGATATCACCTGTGTTTTGAGCAATGCAGGTAATAGAACATAACCCTTTATCGGATATGTACCATTCACATTCAGAGCCGTAGCACTCTTTGAATGAATTTTGTGGACATTTAGCCATAGACATTCACCTCTTTCCTTTAATAAAGATAAGGGGATTATATCACAGAAAGGAGAAGAAATGGCAGATACAAATTTACAGGTTTTTAATTCAGAAGAATTTGGAAATGTCAGAACGGTAATCGTAAATGATGAGCCAATGTTTTGTTTGGCTGATGTGTGCCGGGCATTGGAATTAACACAGCCGTCAAAGGTAAAGGAACGGCTGAACTCAAAGGGTGTGAATAGTATTCCTACCCTTACGGCAGGCGGAAATCAGAAGCTTATTTACGTGAATGAAGCCAACCTGTACAAAACAATATTTCAGAGCCGCAAGGCAAGTGCAGAGAGATTTACTGACTGGGTAACGTCAGAGGTGCTTCCCTCAATCAGAAAGACGGGAAACTACAACATGAACATGACAGATGAGGAAAAAATTCAGCTTATTGCAAAAGGCAATGTGAAGCTGAATGAAAGAATTAATAAGGTTGAAGATAAAATCTCTAACCTTGAAAATGATATGCCGCTGTACGGCTGTGAAATAGACGAAGTACAGAAGCATATAAAAAGGAAAGTAGTTGATGTGCTTGGCGGCAAGAACACCAGCGCATACAAAGACAGTAGCGTAAGGAGTTCAGTGTTTGCGGACATATACCGGCAGTTGAAGCGCGAATACGGGTGTGTTTCGACATACAAGAGTATAAAACGCAAATACATTGCAGATGTGCATGATTTTATTGATTGCTATTCGCCGCCAACAGTACTTTCAGAACAGATTATATATGTCAACGCACAGTTGAGCATGAGTTTATAAAAGGAGATATGACAATGTATATTAATCCATTTGCGGCAGGAGTAATTTTCACAATTCTCGTTGAGATTGGGCTTGCTTTGGTTTACTCATGGAGTAACGGAAAGGATAAAAAATGAAACAGCCAAAGAAACTTACGAGAGCGCAGAAAGAAGCCTGCTCGGCACACCACTTAAATGCTGAACACTGGCTTTTAATCGAAGAAACAGAGTTTTATTTAAAACTTATTAATAAGGAAACCGGAAGCCGGAAAACGATTGACAAATTTGCAAAGATTAAAAGGGAGAAAAAGAAATGAACAAAGAAAAGGTAACAGTACAGGATTGCGTAGAAATGCAGGAAATGAAAAATCAGTCAGTCATTTTGAATGACGGCAAGGTTGTAGGATTTGAAGAAAATCCGAAGCCTAAAAAGGTTCTGTGGTTTTCTCGACATAAAATGACAGAGCCACAGTTAGCAGCACTGGGGAATGTTGAAATTGTGCAGATTGACCGGTCTATCGAATCGGCATTTGAGTTGCAGGAAGAAATAAACGACTGCGACATTATCGCCATTGTCGCACCTATCGGATTACAGGCACAATTTTTAAGAGTTGCAGGCGACAAGCCGGTAATTGTAGCACTTAATAACAGAGTGCTTGTACCACAGGAAGACGGAACGGAAGCTAAGGCAGTGTTTAATTTTGTCAAATGGGAAAAACTTGTCAAAATTGATGTCGTAAAAGAAGATTTTAATAATTAAAAGAAAAGAGGACAAAGAAATGAACAAAATCGAAATCAGCGGAAAAATCACAAAAGAACCAGTTTTATCACATGAAAATCATGGAGAGAAATTCTATTCAACGCAGATTACAAGCGTGAGGACGAGTGGCGTTCCGGACACACTCAACGTTACATTTTCAGAAATTTTCCTTAAAAATATTAAGGAAGATGAACAGGTTGAAATTTTCGGAGAAATCCGAACAATGAACTATGACGGTCACTGTCACATCTTTGTTTTTGCAAAAGACGTTACAGAATATCCGGGAAAAGACGGAAATTTTGCGGAACTGGACGGATATATCTGTCGTGAACCAATTTTCCGTGAAACGCCGCTGAATAGAAAGATTACTGACTTACTGGTAGCAAGTAACCGGAAGTATGGAAAATCAGATTACATTCCTTGCGTTGCATGGGGAAGAAAAGCCGTCAAGGCAGGGCTTATGAATGTGGGCGAAAAAATCTCTTGTACTGGCAGACTGCAAAGCCGTGAATATCTGAAAAGGTATGAAGACGGCACAGAAGAAATTAAGACAGCCTACGAATTGTCAATCAATAATTTACGAGAGGGGGATTCCGAAAATGGCGAAGATTAAGATTTCGAAGAAACGGTATGAAGCACTTTTGGACACAGAAACAAGAGTTCAAGTGCTTTTGAGCAAAACAAAAGCGGATAAGTACATATCACTGGTGGACATGTACAGAATTTTGGGAAATGAGTTTGAAGCCCAAAAAATTGAAAAAGAAAGGGACAAGGTGGAATGGGATGAAGATTAAGCTGTTAAAAATTATATTAGAAAATTTCATGTGTTATGCGCATGAAGAATTTAACTTCTTTGATTTAACAAAAATCGCCGCAATGAACGGCAAAGGAAAATCCAGTATTGCTACGGCATACAACTGGTGCCTGTTTAACTGTGATTATGAATTAAAAGATAATCCGGTTGTGCGCCGGGAAGTAGGCGGAAAGTCCGTTGATGATATGGACACCAGTTCAACACTGGTGCTTGATGTTGACGGGAAAGAAGTAATTATGAAAAAAGTGCAGAAGCGTACCTACAGTAAGGATGGCAGCAGTTATAAGGACGATAACAAGTATTTCGTCAACGATGTGCCTAAGACATTAAAGGATTTTAACGCGTATCTTGATGTTGATATGAACGTGTTTAAGATGTGTAGTAATGTGAACGCATTTCTTAATCAGAAACCGGCAGACATGAGAGAATATTTATTCAATTTAGTAGAGGACGTTTCTGATATTGATGTAGCACGCCAGCAGACCGAATTAGCCGAGTTAGTTCCACTGTTGAACAAATATGCGGCAGAGGAATTATTGGCTATGAATAAGGCTATCAAGACCAAAATTACAAAGGATTTGCCTATTCTTGACGGACAGATTAAGGAAAAGGAAAGAGATATACAGCTTAAACAGGCCGTAGATACATCTGACCTTGAATTACAGAAGAACAGCCTTAAAGAGCAGATTGCCGATTGTGTAGCAAAGCAGACTGACAATGACAAGCTGATGGCTGAATACGATAAGGCCAGTGCAGATATCCTTGATTTGAAGTTTAAGCAGGGAGATTTATCACGCAAGGCTAACGAGGAGAATATCAAGGCTAGACGAAAAATTGATGTCAAGATTACTGACAAGAAGTTTCTTGTTAGGCAGACAGTAAAGACTGTTGCCGATACCGAAAGCTGTATTGCTAGTTCGGAAAAGACCATTGAGAGCATTAAGGCTTACTTACAGGCAGAGCGTGATAAGTGGAAAGAAGAAAATGAGCGTAAGTTTGACGAAACAAGCCTTATCTGTCCTTATTGCGGTAATGAATACAAGGAAGATAAGAAAGAGCAGTTAAAAGCTGATTTTGCAAAGCATAAGGCTGATAACTTAAAGACAATTACTGACAATGGCAATATGTACAAGGAAAGACTTGATAAGGAAAAATCTACGCTTGAAAGTCTTAAAGCAGAGTTACCACAGCACAAGGAAAGCCTTGAAATGCTGAATACAGCCATTGCAGACCTTGAAAAGCAGTTATCCGAACTCCCACAGGAAATTGATGTGACAGTCACAGAGGAGTACAAGGCGCTTGAACAGCAGATAGCTGAAAAGGAACAGGCTATGTCTAAGGCTAATGACATTTCGGCAATTAAGGCAGAATTAAAGGTACAGGAAACGGATTTAAGACAGCAGTTAGCAGACTGTGAGAATCAGATTGCTAAATCCGATACTGCCGCAGATGAACAGCGACTTGAAGAATTGAAGAAAACAAGGCTTGATTCTGAACAGAACAAGGCGAACGCAGAAAAGATACTTGCCTTGCTTGAAGAATTGGACAAAGTAAAGAATAAAACGCTGTCAGAAGCTATTAACAGCCATTTTGAATTAGTTGAATGGCAGTTGTTTGAGCTGGCTAAGAATGGAAATTACAAATCAGTTTGCATTCCGAAAATTGACGGCAAGTCGATTCTTACGACCGTGTCAAACAAGGGCAACCGAATTTTGGGTAGAGTTGATATTTGCAAGTCAATTCAGAAAATTAGCAGTATTAGCTGTCCGATTTTCCTAGACGACAGTGAAAGCCTATCAACCGACAATCAGAAACGGGTAGCAGGCATGGTTGACAGCCAGTTGATTATGCTGATTGTTAATAATAGTGAGAAATTAGAGATTGTGGAGGGATAATATGAAACTTTATTTTTACAAATTGAATACAGCTGGAAAATACGAAAAAACAGGAATTACAGTACAGGTTTGTGAAGCAGAAGAGAAACCTAAGACATACAAGTCCGTTGATAGAGCCTTTCCAAACGACTATAGTGTGGTGAGGAAAGATGATGTTGGGCGAATAATTGATTTTAATTACCTGTTTCTTACAGAACCTAACTTTGAATATGCAAAAGAGGTGTTCCGAAACGGGGCGGAAAGAAGAATTGCAAACAAATTGGAAGAAATTGAAAAACTCAAAGCTGAATTAAAAATAATAAATGAAAGTGAGGAAAATTAAATGAGTAGAGAATTGGAACTTGCTAGAGAACTTGTAAGAAAGTTAGAAGAATCAGAAAAGGATAATAAGGTGCAGTTATCAGAATTACAGCCAGGAGAAACGTTTAAAATCGGAGAACATGATTTTATCGTTCTTGAGCAAAACGGTTGCAGTGGCACGACAAATGTAATATCCAAAGGCTTTATGGCAAAGGGTATTGTTTTTGACAGCAATACAAGAGATTACAACAAATCTAATCTTAAAAGAGTTATTGAAGAAAACATCCAACCGGTCATTGAATCAGAGATTGGAGCAGGCAACATTATTAAACAGGCGGTTAGCTTAACATCTGTTGATATGCAAGGTGAGTTTAATCCTTGTTATTGCAAGGTAAGACCGATAACGTTTGACGAAGCAAGAAAGTATAACAACTTGCTTGTTAATAAAGATTTAGACGATTGGTGGTGGACTTGTACGCCTTGGTCTACGGCTGACAGGGGTTGGAAGCGTACAATTACCGTCGTTTCGCCGTCCGGCTTCATCTTCAACTACAATTGTTACGGCCGCTACGGTGTTCGCCCTTTTTGTATCTTAAAATCTAATATCTTTGTATCAAAAGGAGAATGATTGATTATGACATTGACAATGAAAAGTTTACAAGAGCAGATTAATGAATTAAGAAATGAAGTTGCTGTTTTAAAAGCAGTTGAAAAAACAAGAAAGATTCCAGCCGGATTAAGCGCAGGAGATACATTTAAACTTGCGGGGCTCACATGGACAATCCTTGATATTACAGATAAAGGATATATGTGTCTTGCTGATAAGCTGGAAGATTCAATGCCATTTGCTAACAAAACAAATAATTGGAGCAACAGCGGCTTGAAAGAGTATCTTGATAATGTGTTTTTAGAAAAAATTGCGGGAGAAATCGGTAAAGAAAATATTATTTCGTTTAATCGAAACTTGCTATCGCTTGATGGCCAGACTGAATACGGTGAGTGTGAGGATATGGTTTCGTTATTGACAGTAGATGAATATCGAAAATACAGAAAGTTGATTCCAAATGCCGGTTATTGGTGGTGGACTTGTACACCATGGTCAACAAAATCCAACAGCTATGAAGTGGAAACGACCGTTGTTTCGCCGTCCGGCTACGTCGGCAACCGCGTTTGTAACAACTACTTCCTCGGTGTTCGCCCATTTTGTATCTTTTCATCTGCAATCTTTGAATCAGAGGACTAGTAAATGGCAGAAACGGATTTAAAAGTTATTTTAAAAGCAAAAGAACTGGCAGAACATACTTTGCGAATAACTTCAAATTGTAACCGATACCCGAAAAAATACAGATTTTCATTGGTAGATAAAATGCAGAATAAATCACTTGAAATCTATGAATATTTGTATGAAGCCAATCGGACAGACTTGAAATTATATCGCAGAGAACGGTCAGAGCTGCAGACCAAAGCAATAACACATTGCGATGAATTGCTATTTTATATTGAGTTATCAATGAAGCTGAATATCATCAATATTAAGAGTATGGAATACTGGTCTAAGATGGTTTCTGACATTAAACATATGGCGATTGCTTGGAGAACCAAAGACAGAGGAAGATAAAACATTATAGGTGTCGTTCAATGGATTTATATGTAAAAAAATTATTAGAAAGAGAGGAATAGAGATAATGGCAGAGAATACAGCGGTTGCAGAAAAGAAAGAAGCTGAAAGCAGAGAGCTTGTGGCAAAAGATTTTACAGAGGGAATGGTTGTTAAAATTAAGCAAAAAGAGAAATTTGGCTTAACATTCCCTAAAGATTACAACTACACAAACGAGTTTATGTCGGCAATGCTGATTTTGCAGGACACAGTAGATATGAACAAAAAGCCTGTATTGCAGAGTTGCACAAGGGCAAGTATTGAAAATGCACTTGTTGAAATGGTTACGAACGGACTTTCAATGCAGAAAAAACAGTGCTACCCGGTTGCTTATGGCGGTAAGCTACAGTGTCAGAAGTCAGTGTATGGAAACACTTGTATAGCAAGGAGATTTGGACTTAAAGACATTAATGCAGCGGTCATTTACAAGGGAGATGTGTTCAAGTACCACAAAGAGGATGCAAAGACAATTATTGATTGCCACGAACAGAGTTTTGAGAATATCGACAATGACAAGATTGTGGGTGCTTATGCAGTAGCTGTTATGGATGACGGAGAGAAAATATCAGAAGTTATGACCATTGCGCAGATTAAGCAAGCTTGGAAGCAGGGATATGGGTACAAAGAGAATGGGAACGGCGCCCATCAGAAATTTGCTGACCAGATGGCTATGAAAACTGTTAAAAATAGACTTCTTAAATATATCAATAATTCTCATAGTGGTAATGAAAATGAGGATTACGAGGAAATCAGCCACGATGAAATGCTTGAACAGGATGTTGCATACGATATTGAGCAGAACGCAAACACAGTAGATTTTGACGAATCAGACATTATCGACACCACAGCCACAGAAGTAACCGAAGAACAGGAAGAAGATAGCACATTACCGCCATTTATGCAGGCAGAATAGGAGATTGATTATGAGAGTAATATCACAGACTGGGAAAACAGATATTCCTTATGAAGATTTTGCTTTTTCAATATTAAATAGTGGTGGAAATTATGGAATTGTTGCGGTTAAAAATGCCGCAGAACCGCTAGAAGTGTTTATTAACAGCCTTATCGCAACTTATTCCACCGAAGCAAAGGCAATTAAGGCTATGGAAATGTTGAGAGAAAAATATGGAAAATTAGAAGTAATGAAAGTTCTTGCAAGCGGTACTGCTGAATATATGGAAAAGGTATTTGCTACCGATGAAATGATAAAACATTATAACGCCTATTGCGATATGAATGCTTTTCAATTCCCACAGGATGATGAAATCGAGGTGTGAGTATGGCAAAACACACAATGCAAGAATTATACCAATGGCAGGCATTACCGCTGAATATCAAGGTTTTAATGACGGCAGAGAGAATAAGGAACTGGGTAAATGAACACGGAAATATGAATATTAAGTATTAAAGGAGTGAAATGTAAATATGAAACAAAATCCAATAATAATTGCGTGCGAATCGTGCGGAAAGCCACAGCAAAAAGATGAATCACGTTCTAACGAAAATTGGAATGTTTATGACACAAAAGCTGTTTGTGAGTGTGGTGGAAAATTCAAAATAATGTTAAGAGAGGATGCAGAAAAATTAAGGAATGAAACTTAAATGTATAGCAACAGGAAGTACAGGTAATTGCTATGCCTTAACTTCCGACAGTGGAGAAACACTTATCCTTGATTGTGGAATACCGATTAAGGAAATCAAGAAAGGCTTGGATTGGAACATAAGAAATGTGGTTGGCTGCATAGTCAGCCACGTTCATTCAGACCACAGCAAGTCAGTAAAGGATTTTAAAGCTATGGGAATACCAGTATTTGCCCCATACATAAGCGAAAAACCTATGAAAATTGGTAATGGAGATTTTAGAGTACAGGCATTTGACCTAACAACAATAGACGGAAGCTGGACACATACCAATGCAGACGGAACACCTTGCCCGATATTCGGATTTCTGATTACTCACAAGGAAATGGGGAGAATGCTTTACATAACCGATTGTGAATTAATCAAGTGGAAGTTTAAAGACATAAACCACATTCTCTTAGGTGTGAATTATGACAAGGATTTAATCGACAGGGATAACACAGGCAAAGCTAATCACGTTTTCAGAGGTCACTTATCCATTGACACAGCTTGCGATTTTGTTAAAGCAAATCATTCAGACAGCTTGCAGAACGTCATAATGTGCCATCTATCAGATGAAAATTCTGATAGAGATAGTTTTATCGAGAAGATGAAAAAAGTTGCTTATGGGGCGAATGTAGATGTTGCAGAGCGTAACAAGGAATGGGTTTTAAGGAAAGGAGATGAATGTCCGTTTTGATGAGGGAGATTTGTGGAGAATGTAAGTATAACAAGTATTCTACAACAGAAAAGGAATTTTATTGTAGTAACACTGATAGTGATAATTACGGAATAGCAACTATGTATAATGATACTTGTGATGATTTTGAGGAAAAAGATGACTGATAACGGAAAGGAGTAGGAATGGAAAGATTAACAAGTAATAAACCAGTAGCTGATATGATGCCAATGATTGAACTGGCACATAACAGTTGTTACATAGATGAAAAACACAATGCAAGATATAGGGATTATGAGCAGGATATTGACAGTAGACAACTTGTTAGAAAACTTGTCAAAGATATGTGTGATGAAGATTTATTTTATATGTCAGATGAGAGATTTGACCAGTATATGACTGAAATGCTGACAGTTGGAGTGAGTGACACAATAGGGCTTTTGGCGGTATTTTATCGTAACTTATGGGCTACGGCTGAGTTAAGAGAGAAGTTAAAAGAATATGAGGACTTAGAGGAGCAGAGTATGATTATTAAGCTGCCTTGTAAGGTAGGAGATACCGTATGGAATTATAGTTATTTTGGTTTGAAAAAGTATAAAGTAAAATATATAGGATTTGACAAAAATGGACTTTTATATTTTGATTGCGACAATGGGATTACATATGGTTTTAGATGTTATTTACAGGATTTTAAGGATAAAGTATTTGCAACAAAATCCGAAGCCGAAGCAAAACTGAAAGAATGGAGAGGTGAGAAAAATGACTAAGAAAGAGTTATATGTATGTGACATTTGCCATACCGATTATCACAACAAAGAGGACGCTTTGAATTGTGAAAAAGGTCATCTTAAATGCGTTAAAATCACAGACACTAGATACAACGCACATTTTAAACTTCCATATAAAATTGAGGTGGAGTTTTCCGATGGAACAAAGCGTTGGTATAGACAGTAAAGAATTGCGAGGTGGAGAAAATGAGTGGCAAGCATAGCAATCTTACAGATAAAGAAATGGAAGATTTACAGAACATAGTAGCTAATACATTAGCGAGTATATGCACTATGGCAGATAAGCATAATATCGACAGAGATAGTATGCTGAAATACTATACTGATATGCTCGTGGCTTTTACAGAAGTGGCAAGCATACAAAATTATGAAACTAACTACACTTGCAATTGCCAGCGCAACAGCAATTCAAGAGATAATGAGCCTTGTTGCAGATGTGGTGGAAGAAATACCAATGCCGACAAAATTAGACATATGTCTGATGAGGAACTGGCAAAATATATTTACGATGTATCTGAACATCATGCAGACTGTGTTGTGTGCGGCGATGACTGTGACAGTTGCGATGGTACAGAAGATATTTGCGTGCCAAAGATTGTTGAATGGTTAAAAACAGAAAGCGAGGATTAGAAATATGATTAAAACTGAACATGGAGTAGTAATTGTAAAAGGCAACATTGTTGAACTTATGGCAGACTTAGGGATTATTATTTACAGTTTGAATAAGGATATAACTGCAAAGACGGACGAAAAGTGCGCTAAAGAACTGCTTGACATGGCTTATAAAGAAGCGTTTGTAGAACCGAAAACAGAGAAAAAAGCTGAAACTAAAGAACTTCAAGAATTATTAAATCAACTTGCTAAAATTTTATCAAAATAGAAAGGACATGGATTATGAATAAAGTAATTTTAGTTGGTCGGTTAGTACGTGACCCCGATGTAAGGTATTCACAAACTGGGAATGGCAATATGGCGGTAGCACGGTACACATTAGCTGTTGACCGTAAATTCAAAAAAGAGGGCGAGCAGAATGCAGATTTTATTAATTGCATTGCGTTTGGAAAATCGGGAGAATTTGCCGAAAAATATTTCTTTAAGGGAATAAAAATTGCAATCAGCGGCAGGATTCAGACTGGAAGTTATACGAACAAAGACGGTCAGAGAGTTTACACGACTGATGTAGTTGTTGAAGAACAGGAGTTCTGCGAAAGCAAGCAGAATCAGCAGAGTAGCGGCATAATTCAGCCGAACAGTAATGTTGACAGCAATGGATTTATGAGTATCCCGGACGGAGTGGAAGATGAGGGATTACCATTTAATTAAGGAGCGTGATGAAATTTGAATTATCAAAGCATTAGGCAGGCAAAAGCGATTGAACAGAACAATAAAAAACGTTTATTAGAAGTCAATCCAAAGCTTGACGAGGAGAGCGGCATATACTTTTTGACACGAATTGATGAAAACGGATTCAAGTATGCCTATATCGGGCAGGCTGTACATATTCTGACAAGGCTTGCACAGCACCTTGTCGGATACCAACATATTGATTTATCGCTCAAAAAACACAAATTGTACTCAAAAAGCAATCCTTGTGGCTGGAAGATAGGATTTCTGCATTTTCCGAAATCCGAACTTGATAAGCAGGAGCAGCATTACATTAAGGCTTATGCCGACAAAGGATACCAGCTAAGGAACAAAACAAGTGGTTCGCAGGGCGAGGGCAAAGCACAGATTGATGATTACAAGCCGTCTAAATGCTACCGTGACGGCATACAGCAAGGCAGAAAGAATCTTGCAAAGGAACTGTCGCACATTGCAGAAAAACACCTTAAAATCGAAATTAGAGAGGATAAGAGATATAACAAGGTGTCACAGAAGCAGTATGAGAAATTTATGGATTTGCTGAAAGCGGGTGAAGTAGATGGCTAAAGCAGTATTGGTTATGGATATGCCGGAATCGTGTTTTGGCTGTAATTTATGTCATATTGACTATGAGGAAGACAGAGCAACATGTCAGGCATATGAGACAGCAAAAGAAGTTAATTCTGACACATTTGAAAAGCCAAAGTGGTGTCCTCTTCGGGAACTGCCGGAGAAGAAAGAAGAGTTTGAACTACGGAAGTGCAAAGGTTCTGTGAAAGGGACATGGAAAGCCCCATTGATTGAGAATAAGGGCTTTAATGCCTGCTTGGATGAAATTTTAAAAAAAAGAAATGAATAACGAATCCTCGGTAAACCGAGGCCTCAACTTAAAGGTTTATGGATTTATTGAAAGTAGGTGAAAACAATGCTAATTCCGAAAGTTAAAGCCAAAGAATTTGAAAAATTTGGATTTAAGAAATGTAAGGGCGAATATGGAAAGAACGGTTGTTATTATCTTTGCGTTTCAAGGGGGTGCAAAATGCTTTTTGTGAGCAGTGCGATTTTCGATGTTAATGATTGGATAAATAATGACCAAAGAATACACAAAGACGCAAATTGCCGATACAGAGACCACAGGACATATCTTGATATTATCTACGAACTTATTAAGGCGGATATGCTTGAAAGCAGGTGATTCAGAATGAGCGGTGGAAGTTGGGACTATTTATATACAAAAGAGATTGATGACCTTATGCAGTACAGTAACATTGAATTATTGGAAGAAATGGCTGATTATCTCAATCAAAACGGATATGAAGATGTGGCAAAAGATACAAGGCGGCTAGTTGAATATATCAAATCAGCTAAAATAAGAGTGGAAACGCTCTTTGAAATGTTAAGCCCTGTTTTCAAATCTGTTGAGTGGTATTGTAGTGCGGATTGGGGTAAAGATAGAGTTGACAAGGTGATAGAAGAATATAGGAATGGAAAGGGTGATTCAGTTGAAAGATAACCAGTGCAGAGCTTACAAACGCACATACAAATGCCCGAAAGACAAGTGTGACGGCTGTCATCGGCGCATGAGCAGATTCTATCTGCTTGAGGAAATTGTTGAAATGCTTATGAAATCAGATATTCCAATTGAAAAGGGCAATTAAAATGAAAATTAAAGATTTAATAAAGTTAATCATACGAATTGCGGTTGTTTTGACATTTGCCGTAGCAATAATTGCGATTGCAAGGTTGGTGATTGTGACATTTTGGCAACAAATTGTCAAAACCGTAATTGTAATTGCAATTATATCGTTGATTTGCTGGGCATTTGAGTAATTATGGGAGTATATATGCAAGGACAATTAGATATATTTGACTACATAAGAGAGCCTATCAGCATTACAAATCCTATCCGATTGATAGAGTTGTTTGCAGGCTACGGTTCACAAGCTATGGCACTTGAAAGGATAGGTGCGGAATTTGAACATTACAGAATTGTTGAGTTTGATAAGCATGCTGTAGCAAGTTATAACGCAATTCATGGGACAAACTTCTCAACTATGGATATAACAAAAGTACACGCACTTGACTTAGCCATAGAAGATACGGACCACTTCACTTACTTACTTACTTACTTACTCATTTCCTTGCACTGATTTATCAGTTGCTGGAAAACAAATGGGAATGAGTAAGGGGAGTGGTACAAGAAGCGGTCTGTTGTGGGAAGTTGAGAGAATACTAACAGAAATCAGAGATAGCAACGGAGAATTGCCACAGATTTTATTCATGGAGAATGTGCCACAAGTACATAGTCAGGATAATATGCCTGATTTTAGAAAGTGGATAGATTTCCTTGAAAGCCTTGGCTACACAAATTACTATCAAGATTTAAACGCTAAAAATTATGGGGTAGCACAAAATCGTGAAAGATGTTTTATGTTTTCATTCCTGGGCGAGTACAATTACCATTTTCCACAGCCTATACCACTCAAAAAGAAGTTGAAAGACTATCTTGAGGATAATGTAGATGAAAAGTATTACATCAACAATGAAAAGGCTGGCAAACTGATAAAACAGCTTATTGACAACGGCACATTACCAAGTACAATCCCTAAGAGCAGAGCAGAGCAGAGCAGAGCAGAGCAGAGCAGAGCAGAGCAGAGCAGAGC